GTATCCATGAAAGTCAATGAAGTCGTATCATTAAATGAAATTCTACGAATTTGAGTCTGCCCTGTTCCGTAAACTAAACGGCATTGATAACCATCCCATTGGTTGACTCTCCATTTCTTTGTAGAGTCTGCAATAGATACAGTTGTTGTAGTATTTGTAGTTGTGGTGATAACACCAAAGTCTGCTATTTCTGCATCTGCTAGTTCAGTAATGGTTCGTTCTTGTCCTGCCCCTTTACCTGCAATAATACGAATTTTAATATTATCAGGAAGATGCGAATGGCGACTAAATCCTGCTACAGTAATAGTAGTAGACGATGCTGCAACAGCATGACCACGATATCCAGAGTATGCTGAATATTTCAGACTCACTGCTGTAAGTGGTGGGATATTGGGACCAGCACACTCTTGCCATGTATCAGAATAGGTATCATATCTCCACATTGCTGGACCAACAAGATAGTACATATATCGTGCATATGTATCACTTGCTGCAAGAGTAGAAGTTGCAATACTTGTTGCTGGAGCAAAGCGCATCCATTCAAATACTGGTTGATCTACTTGTGTTTTTAATAAATTTGTTACTGCCATATTATTTCCTTAAATTATGTAAATGAAAGTTTGGATCGAATTGCGGATGCATAACAGGCTTGAGCGTCATTGGCTACACGCCATAATTGATGAAGTGGACCTTCTGAAACCAATGCTACTACCTGTGATGTTGATAGAGTATATGGATTTACTGCTGAGTTGTTGAATGTTGTAGCAGTTACAGCATTGTTCACATTTGCGGTAACTGTTCCCGAAACAGGAATAGTTGTATTAACTTCAGTTGAGTTGGCTGAATTGTTTGCGCCAATTGCTTCAATCGTAACTCTTTGTCGAAGTTTGCTATCTACAACAGCATTGCTTTCGAGCAATTTATTCATACGACGAAGAAGAGTAGCAAGACTCTCTTCGTAACTCTCAACATCAATGTAAATTTGCAATGCATCAGTTGCATTCATGGAGACTGAATTATAATCCAAAGTCAGTACATTGTTAGCAAAACTTACTGCACCATTGGTTGGATCTGCAAAATTATAAATTATTGTGTTTGCAGTGGTATTCGTGATGAGAAGAATATTTGCAAGTGTAATAGTATATTGAAGACCTGTAAAAGTTATGGTCTTGGCTGCTGGATCAAAGATGTATCCACCTACTATATCTGTTCCGACTAATCTTTTCATTTGTGTTCCTCTCTATTTATAGCACAGTTGCCATAGCAATTACAAACGCAGCATTTACACCACCGCCACCAGAAGATGCAATTGTAAGCGTATTACCTGCTGGAGTTATAGTAATATTTGTACCGGCTACAAAATTTACATTACCTGTGAGTCCATTGAATGTGATTACATAATCAGTTGGTATTGCACCAGTTGCACCAGTGTTTCCTTGTGGACCAGTACCACCAGTGTTACCAGTAGTTCCCTGAATACCTTGTGGACCAGTACCACCAGTGTTCCCAGTTACACCTTGAATACCTTGAGATCCAGTACCACCAGTATTACCAGTTACACCTTGAATACCTTGTGGACCAGTACCACCAGTGTTACCAGTAGTTCCCTGAATACCTTGAGAACCAGTAGCACCAGTAGCACCAGTTACACCCTGAATACCTTGAGAACCAGTAGCACCAGTAGCACCAGTTACACCTTGAATACCTTGAGGACCAGTGCCACCAGTGTTACCAGTGACACCTTGAATACCTTGAGGACCAGTACCACCAGTGTTACCAGTAGTACCATTGTTACCAGTATTACCAGTTACACCTTGAATACCTTGAGGACCAGTACCACCACTGTTACCAGTTACACCTTGAGAACCAGTAGCACCAGTATTACCTTGAGGACCTGTTGCACCAACGGATCCTACATTAGTAGGTTGAATCCATTGATTACTGTTGCCATCATTCACATAAACATATTCAATACCAGTATCGGAAGACATCCACCGATCACCTTGAGTTGCACCAGCAGCAGTAGTTATACCATAGGTGAAATTATTAGCAGCAGTACCACCACCAGAAGAAGCAATAGTAATTGTGTTACCAACTGGAGTAAGAGTAATATTTGCCCCAGCTGCAAGAGTTACACCACCCGTAAGACCATTGAAAGATGTTACTGCACCAGTTAAAATTTCAGCAATGGCAAGATTAGAATCAATTTGAAAATTGTTTCCAAGCAACATATCTTGATTAGCTAAAGTATTAGTAAAAGAAGGCGGTACTTCTGAATATAAAGATTTAGCAAGATCATCAATACGAATTCTGCGCATATTTGCTGCAGCACCATCTACAAGTCCTTTATTCCGTTCAAGTAATAACCAATCGCTAACAAAAGCAGCAGTAACACCTGTTACTCCTGTTGATGTAAAATGAGATTGAAAAAAGTATGTATTACCGACTACATAATATGTTATACCTTTTCCGGCTACAAAATTAATTGCACCAGTTACGCCATTAACTGAAGGAACGCCACCAGTTCCACTTCCACCGGATCCACCAGCAATACTAATATCAATATTTTTTCTTCGTTTGGTGATTGTAATATTATCACCAATAAAATTAATCGTATTGGGATTACGAATAATCTTATCACCATTCAAACTTACATCAATACCACCACCACCACCGGGAGTTGTAAGTAAACCAATACGATCTATGGCTTTTTGAATATCATCATTTTTAAATTTATCCAGAATATTTGTAACGTGTTCTGAATGAAATGACAACACTCCATTGTCTAATACTAGAGGAAATTCTGCTTCAATTACTGGAGATTCTCCAGCAGGACCTTGAGGACCTACGAGCCCATCTTTGCCTCGTTCGCCCTTTGCACCATTAGAACCCTGAATGCCCACAGGTCCTCGATCACCTTTTTCTCCTTTTTCACCACGAATACCTTGCAAACCAACGGGGCCTTGAGGTCCAATCGGACCTTCAGGACCAACTCTACCTTGCTTACCTTCTGTGCCTTGAAGACCTTGTGGACCAACCAATCCCTGAATGCCCTGATCGCCTTTATCACCCTTATCTCCTTGAATGCCTTGCTTACCCTGTGCTCCCCGTGCACCAACTTCTCCTTGTGGACCAACTTCTCCTTGAGGACCAATTTCACCTTGTGGACCAACTTCTCCTTGAATACCACGATCTCCACGAAGACCTTGAATTCCCTGCTTACCTTGAATACCTTCATCACCCTTGAAACCCTGAACACCCATAACAGGTGTAGATTCTTTAATTATAGTTCGTTCTATAATTTCAATTTTAGTCTTTGGTGCAACTGTCTTTACTTCTGGTGCTTGTACTGGTACAACAATTTCTTCAAACAGATTTTTAATCTGATGAGAGTTACCATAAAATTTAATTACTTTATTTGTATTTTTTTGAATAAAATAATATTCACTGACACCATGACCTAATTGCATCTTTTCATCATAAGGACATGATGAAATTTCTTTTAGTACTTGATTTTGTAACAAAGAACCAATAGGTCTTTTAACTTTGAAAGAAGTTCCTTGAAGTCCTTCAAAGGTTTGAATTGGAACAAACAACTCTTTAATCTTAGAAGAATTACCTTCAATTAAATATTCTTCACCATCAGAATTTCTTAGATATAATTGTGATATACCAGAACCAACTCTTACAACTTTTGGATTTGTGAGATATTCAACAATGTGATATTCACAGCCTTGCAGCAGTTCTGGGTGCTGTTTTGTCAGTTTTAAAGATGTTTTGTTTTTACCAAAAAACATAAAATGTTATGACAATATAACGTTTGGAGTATAATTTGTTATATTTTTAATTGTAGTTACTGGAGTTAAAATTTGAGTTGGTGTTAGTGAGGAATCAGTAATATTTATTACAGGTATAGAAGGCACAGAAACTGTTAATTCTGGAATTGTTTCTATAATAAACCCTCTAATAGTTAAAGAAGGGTATATTTGTTTATTGATATATGACATTACTTATATTCTAGTTACATCTGGTAAAACAGTCAACGAACCACGTAAAACAGTTTGTATACTGTTGTCTGTTGGATTTTTGATTTGAATATCATATTTTGCTGTAGCTTCTGAAACTAATTGATTGGTATATGAAGATCCTAAAGAAATGTATACCGTTCCACCTGTTGCAGAAGCTGAAAGACCACCAATCAAACCTTCTGGGTAAGATGCTGGTGTACTTCCAACAGGAACATGTGTTTGATAAGTAGAAATCAAAATGGCTGGATAATATCCTTTTCTTACTTGCATAGACAAAGTGCAGCCAGATAGGTTATATCCTGTAGTCCCTGTAGGATTTTGGAGATAGAATAAAAATTTTAAAGTATCCCCTTGTACCACCGAGGTATCGTAGTTTGATGCCATAATAATCTCCAAAAAATAATAGCCCATAATAGGCTATTATTAATTATTTAGATGTTTTTAACTATTAAAGTTTTACAGATTGTAATTTACTCAAATTTTTAGAAAATGTTGTTTGATCAGCATATTTCTTGATTGTTTCATCAATCTTTTTTTGTTGCTCAACAACTGGTTGAAGTTGTTGTTTTTGAATATCTTCTATAATCTTTATATAAACATCCTTATTCTTTTGAATTCGGTCTCTATGCTCATTAGGTAGATATGGTTCAGAAAGAAGCTTTTCACATGCGGCAAGACCCATATGATATTTTTGCACATGAAATGCTGTTGTAGCAATTTCATCTAAGATACCCCATTGGTAAACGGAATGATCTACGAATAGAATATCATTACCATCTGGATTCATTCCAAGACCCTGAACAGCCATTAGAAATGCTGCTTTAGGTCTATTAAATTGGCGGTAGGTGCAGGACAACTGATATAGTGGTTCTGCTCTATTTGGACGTGATTCATATGACTTCAAAAATGCATCAGCAATCTCTTCCAAAGGTTTACCTTGAATAGCACGACAAATACCCACACGCATCCATGAATAGAAAACTTCTTCAGGCCAAGAATCCATTTGTGCGCGTTTAATATATTCTTTTTCTGCAACTTCATAAAGTTGAGAATCGAATGCTGATTGTGCAGCATAGAATTGTTTTCTTGGTTGATTAGGATCCTTATCCAAATATGTTTTCAATAAGAAATAATCCTTAACATACTTTTCTCTATCACTACTAGAAGATCTTGATCGGCATCCTTGAGTTCTTACATGCCAAGCATAATCGCCTTCTAACTTCTGAACATCCATTGGAGTTTCACAGCATGCATATTCATGCAATGGTTCTTCGTATCTCCATGGCTTCTTAGCAAGATTAAAAATTTGTGCACGATACCATACCATGGGTTCACGAACAATCTTGACAACATACCCATCTAAATTATCATCAAAGGTATCTACAGAAGGTAGAGTTCCCTTGATATAATCATCTGCATCAATCATCAATGCCCACTTTGTTTTACCTTGGCAGTGTGCTAATACCTTTGAACGATTTGTTCCAAAGTCTTCCCATGGGTGATCAAGAATTTCACCCGGAATATTCTTTGATTCAAAGAAAGTTTTAATAAGTTCTTTAGTATTATCTATTGAACCCGTATCAGCGATTACATAATAATCGATATATGGTGCGACAGATTCCAAGCACTCTAAAATATTGGGTGCTTCGTTTTTCACAATCATTGCTAATGTAAGCTTATGCATAGTCATCCTTATGAATTAAAAAATTTACGTAGTGAACCGGTGTTAAATTTAGGAATCAAATCCCAATTATCTTTTTCTGTGTGTTTAATGATTTTGATACCGTTGATTGGCATACAATCTTTAAGTTTATCTTTATCTAGTACTTCTAACAATTCCCAATCTTCTAATAGTTTTACAATTGCATTTCGTCTTTGTAAATCTTCAGTTGATACATTAGATGGAAGATCATCTAATGCAAATAGTTCTTTGAAGTGTGCAATAATATATACTTCATCTTTATGAATTAAGTGACACGATTGATATAGAACATTCTTTCCCTTTGGAGAAACACCAATTCGAGAAAGAGTTTCACGAACAACCATGAAATCTTCTTCATCAAAAAGATTAATATGAATGCCAATATTTTTAAATGTTTTATCAGATATATCAGACATAACAAATCCTTACTAAATTACCTCACACCACCAGTATCAAGGGCTTTGCGTATTGATTGCAAATCCTCAGTACTCAGTATATTTAGTACTTCCCTAGCCTTGGATTCTGTGTACCCATATGCCTGCTTTATAAGAGTTACATTCTCTTCAGTGTCTTTACGTAACCAAGGAGAAAACCGCTTCTTTTTACGAACAGCAAGCCTATAGAAATCAAATTGACTCTTGTTGTCTAGCCAAGGAGAACAATTCATCTCGTTTGCATGAAACAAGGTATCTGCAAAATAAGACAAACACCGATTAACTACAAACGGTGTATATGCCTTTACTGCACTCTCATCTGTATCGAGTAGAGGTTTTTTGTCATGGTTTATGCTGGATAGAAAGTCTTTTAGTTGCATCAGTTAAATTCACAGTCCATCATAAGTTGAACAATCAATGCCATGGTATTAATTTCTTGGTCTGCTGCAAAGGCAGACTTATATTGATACTCAGCAATGATTAGAATAGCCTGTGGTACAGACGGATTCTTAAGAGATGTATATAGTTCAGTATACAAACGCTTATAAAAATCGGATGTATTCAGATCTAGATTCTGTACTACCCACTTACGGCATGATACAAAATCCTTGTTCTTCATAAATCCTAGAAGTTCCTTATAAGATTCACTGCTACCCTGACCAAGAACTCCGATATCAATACTACCTGCAGAGGCATATCTCTGTAGTTCATTGATAATACGGCGAAGATCGGGAAAATGTTTCTTAACAAGATTTACAATTACTGTCTTCTCATATGGAATCTTCTCTTGTGCAAGAATATATTCCACACGCTTCATCATTGCAGATGCAACTGCAGCCTTCTCAGCAGTAGGAACTGTAAAATCAATACCGGTGCAACGAGAGTGCAATGGTTCAATGATACGATTCTTGTAATTGCAAGTCATGATAAATCTGCAGTTCTTTGCAAATTCTTCAATGGCTCCACGAAGAGCAGGCTGAATTGATTGTGCATTAGCATAATCAAACTCATCCAAAATTACAACCTTAAGATTTCCACTTAGGGAAACCGTTGAGGCGTAATTACGAATCTTCGTGCGAAGTGTATCAATACCGTTCTCTTCAGAACAGTTAATAATAATACTTTCGGCACCGATGTCATTGGCAAGAGCACGGGCTACGGTTGTTTTTCCCGTACCCGCCTTGCCGTAGAGCATCATATTAGGAATTGTACCTTCCTTGATCATACCATTAAAGATAGTGGTAAGATCAATAGGGAGAATACAATCAGATAATGTTTTTGGTCTGTACGCTTCTACCCAAAGTAGACTATTAATATTTGACACAATCAACCCCGCTTGATAGCGATGTAGTAAGCAAGTTCCAGACTCTTATGAGTAAACTTAGAGATAATGGTATCACTCAATTCCACAGTATACGAACCAGGAATAAACTTAATCTCTGATACATTCAAAGTACCCTCAAAATCCTTACCAGTATAGTTCTCATCCAAAACAATCTCAAAACTATTGGTAGTACTCTGACTAGAATCGTCAACCATAATACGGAAAGAACCTTCTCCACCAATCATACGAAGATCACTTACCTGTAGAATGCTTGCTGCCTTCAAAATTTCATTTAGATCTTTTTCATCAAGATCAAACTTAATTGTGGTCTTTGGCATCTTTAGTTCTCTAGTAGGAACCGTCAGGAGGCTCGGTTCCGAGTAATAGTATGTAACACTCGATCTACCGTTAGAAACGACTACATGGGTATCGTGGAACTCTAAATCGGGGTTTGAGAACATACTCACAACACCCAAAAACTTGTTCAAATCCCAAACAGGAACTTCAACATCAAAGTCTTCTGAGATTGTAGCCTCAACGTAAATATTCTTACCAGGAGAAATAGTCTTTAGGACATTTCCTGGTGAAATAAGAATATTTGAATTGATTGCTGCAAAATTCTTGAGAATGTTATAGGTATCTTTGGAAAAACGCATTTTTGTCACAGTTGTCATATAAATCTTTCTAAAAATTATTCACGTTCTTTACGATAAACGCTATCGTTAAGTTGCTGCTTCTGTTCGTGGCGATCACCACGCTTACTTCTCTTCTGTTGCTTCTTCCCTAGACCGGATGGCTTATTCTTGCCTCGGTTACTAAACTTCTGAAAACTTTCCTCGTTCATAGCCCTAGTATATCTCCTGTATTGAAATAGTCAAACCGAAATCCATTGAGATCCATTAGAATCTTTGTACCAAATATACATTATGCCCAAATCATTAATCCACAATTGATTTTCTACGGGATTGATTGGTGCATTTGTTCCTCTATAAGGCTCTGTAAGACCACTATTAATCCAACTGGATTTTTCTTGTTGTGGGCTTTTTTGTGTAGTACGTTTGCACGCATACATTCTACCTTGGTCAACTACAACATCTCCCTTTTTATAAGTTTGGGGAGTACCGTTTGAATTTTTAAATTGAAATTGACCTCGAAACATTTTAAATATTTAGATATTTGTCTTTATCTTTGAAAAATTATTCTTCTTTTCAAACTGCAGACTTTGATCAAACTTATCTACTAGTTGATCTGCCTTGTGGCTGATGATATAGATAGAACACTTGTTTGTCATTTTATTTAAAATTTTCATAAAGGCTTCAGTACCAGCAGCATCTAGAGATGAATCAAGAATCTCATCAAAGATCAATAGGTTGCAATTAAGACTATTCTTCATTCGTGCAACTTCACGCCAAGTTAAAAGGATTGCCAAATCAATTCGTTGTTTCTCACCCTCTGAGAAGGAAGAGTAGGAGAATGCATCTCGGTATCGTGATTTGATTGTTTCCTTGAACTCTTCGTCGATGGTGAAATCAACATAGAGATTAAGCTTTCCGAGGAACTTGTTAACGAGTCCATTGATGATGGGAACATAATGTGCAATAATCCGGCTTTTAAGACCGCCATCTTTGAGTATATCATAGACAATATCATGGTGTATTTGTTTTGTAATCAATGCGTCCAATTGACTAGTAGCATTTTGCTTCTCTAGTTCTGCATCTTTGATTTTTTGTAATAATGTATTTTCATTTTCATTCACCAACTTCTTATTCTTTTCTTTTTTCATAAAACTAAGAGAAGATTGATTGCTGATAATTTGATATGAGATATCGTTATTGTCTGACTGATATTTTTGTTTGAGTGTCTTCAAGCCTTCTATTTCATTTTGAAGTTCTAAAAGTTCTGCATTCTTTTTTGTGGCAATAGCAATAGCCTTACGACAATCTTCCAACTTAGATTCTTTATCTTGAATATGCTTTTCTTTTTGAAACTTAGGTAGATTCTGACCACAGCATTTACATAAGGCATTTTCTTTAAGAGATACAATCTCTTCAACCAAAGTTGTTTCTAATACCTCTGCCTTGGTTAACATAGCAGGAACATCTTTTAGAGCACTTAGGCTCGTTAACTTATTGGTTAGTTTAGCCGATACATCTTTTAAATTCTTTTCATGTTTTGCTTGAAGAACATTATCATTTGCAATCTTAGATGTATAATCTTGAATAGAAGATTCGATAGCCTTTATCTCTTCGACTGCAGTAGTTTGAATTGTTTCTAAGACTTCTTTTTGTGACTTAATCTTTTCGTGTACAATCTTTAACATGCTTTCTTGTTCACCAAGAGACAGTTTTAATCCTGATAGTTGACCCTTAACATATAGATTCATATCAGCAAGAATATCAAGGTTCAAAAGACCTTCAATGATCTTACGTCTTTCAGCAGGAGTCAATTGCATGAAAGGAACAAAGTTAGACTTACCAAGAATAACTACCTGCTTGAATGCTGCATAATCAAATCCAAGAATATTTTCTTCAAACATCTCTTGGTAGTCTTTAGTCTTGGCATTCTGATCAAGCATTTCTCCATCTTTATAGATCTCAAATAGTTTGGGTGCGAGACCACGGCGAACTAGAAAATGGCAGTTCGACTTCTTAAATTCAATTTCAACAACACATTGCTTGGCATTAACTGTGTTGATCAGTTGTGGAATGTTAATTGGTCTGAATGGCTTACCAAACAAACCAAAGCAAAGAGAGTCTAATAGAGCAAAAGACTTACCGTTTCCATTGGTACCAGTAACTAATGTGGTCTTGTAATTATCGAGTTTGATCTCAGAAAAATTATTACCAAATGAACCAAAGTTTTTAAAACGAACTGTTAGAAAATCTATCAATCTTCATCCTTTGACATTGCAGCATTATACGCTGAGTTTATAATATCAGCAAGCACATTTTTATTAATTGATTTTTCTGTAACTGTATCAATCTCTTCATGAAGTAACTGTAATGTATCTTTATGAATGTCAACAGCCACTAGGTCTGGGTTTGCAGTTACATCTTCTGTTACGGCTAACTCTGCTACTCCTGCTTCATAGAACTTATCCAAGTACTTCTCAAAGGCTGGGCCTTTAGTTCGGTTCTTAATAAAGATCTTAACATATGTATCTTTAAACTTTGAGTAGTCTAACTTTTCTGGGTTGGTTTCATCGTAGTCAAACGTATAGAAAAGCCTTTTTGGATTCTCAATAAATTCAAGCGTTCTTGCTGCAAAATCAAAGACATGAAACCCTTTGGCTTCCCAAACGTCTGAGAAAGCCATTTGATACTGAGATCCCAGGTAATGTATATTATCCCGGCTAGATTTAATGTGATAATGCCCAGTAAGAACATATTCAAATTTGTCAAAATGTTTTGGGTCATAGCCATGCTCAATAAAAATACCACGAATACTCTGAAAGCCACACAACTCTAAATGTCCTAGTAGTAGAGAGCACGTGGTGTTGGTAATAAATTCTGCCGACTGAATCTCATTCTCTGGGTTAATCCAAGGCAATAGTGCTACACAACCAGCAGAAGTTTGAATCTCTGTTGGTTCTGAGTGGATCTCCCAATTTGAATACTGTTGTGCAATTTCTTGTAAAGAATTTACTGTATTATTGTTCTTGTAATAAGTATCATGATTACCACAGATAGCAATACACTTTACGCCAAGTTCTTGAAGTGGTTCAAAGAACCTTGTGCGAACTTGTTGAAGAGTCTTAAAATTAATATATTTTCTACGGTCAAAGACATCACCTAGATGAAAGATAGTCTTAATATCGTTCTCTTTAATATATGGAAATAACTGTCCCTCAAAGAAGGACAGAAAGTATTCCAAGACTATTGGGGAATCTGCTTTATACCCAAAGTGGGTATCGTTAAGAATGACTGCCTTCATATATCTTTCTAGTTTCTTTCTTTTCAATTAAATGATGAACTAAAAATTCTTTCTTTGCTAACTCAACATCTTGATCAACCATCATCTTAGCAAGTTCATACACAGATACTTTTGGTTCCCAGTTTAATACTTGTTGAGCCTTAGTTGAATCTCCAAGAAGCTGATCAACTTCAGTAGGTCTATAATATTTTGGATCAATTACTACATAATCTTTATAATTTTTTCCAATCAATCCAAAAGCATAATCACAAAATTCTCTAACAGAAATCATCTGCCCAGTAGCAATAACATAATCATCTGGTGTATCTTGCTGAAGCATCATCCACATGGCTTCAACATAATCCCCAGCATATCCCCAATCTCTTAATGAGTCAATATTTCCCAGTCTCAATTCTTTTTGAAGTCCTTGAGAAATTCTACCAACAGCCCTGGTAATTTTTCTAGTTACAAATGTTTCACCTCTACGAGGGCTTTCATGATTGAATAGAATACCACACGAGGCATGCATATCGTAACTTTCGCGGTAATTTACTGTCATATAGTGACTATATGCTTTGGCACAACCATATGGGGATCTAGGATAAAAGGGAGTAGTTTCTTTCTGAGGAACTTCTTGAACCTTTCCAAACATTTCACTACTTGATGCTTGGTAGTAACGAATTTTATTGCCACTATGATCTTGGTATGATCGTATAGCCTCCAATACATTCGTTGTTCCTATAGCATCTACATCCCCAGTATATACTGGCATATCAAAAGATAATCTTACATGGCTCTGTGCTGCAAGATTATAAAGTTCTTTAGGATGATATTTTAAAAGAATATTATATATACTTGTAAAATCATTCATATCTCCATAATGAAGAAATAATGTTTTATTGTAAACTTCTGGGTTTTCAATATGATGTTCCAATCTTCCAGTATTAAAGGAAGAACTTCGACGAATTAGTCCATGAACTTCATATCCTTTAGATAATAAAAAATCAGTCAGATAACTTCCGTCTTGTCCAGAAATTCCGGTAATTAATGCTATTTTTTTCATATATCGAGTGTTGGTTTTTTAGATTTGCGAGTTCTTTTAGCTTTCTTGGGAGTTAGCATTTCATCGAATCTAGTCATATCAAGATCAGTAAGACCAAAAAAGTCTCTACGACCTATATCAATACCAGCATAGGTTTCATTGAACCAATGATGAAAGTCTTTATCATTCTGCTGTTCTGCATACTTGTATTGAGTGTACTTCTCTCGTTTTTCTTTGTTTATAATACGAACAAAAGAAAACCAGCAGATTTGAGTTAGATAACCAAAGGGACTGCTGGACTTTTCTGGATCAAAGTTATCAATATATGTAACACAGTTTAAAACTGCATCAGATACCATTTCTTCTCTATATGGATAGTTTGCAAAATTAGGGCGATATGAAAGTCTAGAAGCAATTTTTAAGATACATTCCCCTATAAAATCTGGAAGTTTTGGCTTTTTACGACCAATATTTTCTGCATCTTCTTTTTTTTGTTTATAACCAATTAATGCATCTAAAAGATCTTGATTACTCACGTAATCAGCATCTGAAGCTGCTTTGTTTTTTCTTTTCTTTTTAGGTTGTTGCACAGCTTATTATATCACAATATATCAAATAATACAACTATTATTTTTAATTATTTTATAGGTATTCAATATACCGTGTTCTAATCCTATTGTTTTTATAGGTAAGTTGCTGTTACCACAATAAAATTCTAAAACATCTTTATTTTGAATATTTAAAGTTACCTTATGTGTAGATAGATTATTAATAAAATTTGCTATATTTACAAGTGTACTTTTTGTTTCATATGAACAATTTAGTGTTTTAGTAGGGTTTTCCGTATTAATATAGTATTCCACTAATTTTGCTAAATCTTTCATATAAAAAAAGTCCATTATTTTATTGGTATGTATAATTAATGGTTCTTTATTAATATATCTAAGAATATTTGCTTTAATAAATCTTGTGTTCAATTCATTTTCATCAAAAACACTAAAAATTCTTAAATTATAAACGTTATCTGTAGAACAAATTAATTCATTTATATTTTTTTTACTGGTACCATAAAAAGTAGCTGGATTAAAAATTTCTGCACCAGATCCAAAGTATATCATTTTTTTAAAATGAGATTTGCAAGATATAATATTATTATATAATGCCACATTTTCATCTAATACAGAAATATCATCTGTTCTAAGTCGACTCCCACCAACTGCAGCAGTATGAATAACTACATCAAAAAATTTATTTTTAAACCAGTTTAAACAATCTTGTTTATTAGTTATATCAAAATCATTTCTTGAAATGCTTCTGACATTATAATTTTTTTTTAAATGATGACAAAGACTCTTACCAATATAACCATTACCACCTGTAATTAAAATATTCATTTTTTAAGATTAATATAAGTTGGACAAGGATCATTTATAATACTATTAAAATTAATTTGTAATTGATCACTATCTATTGGATGCATTTTTCTAATATTTTTGAATGACTGCATAATTTTTTTATCATCATCTGCCCAATGTGAAAATCCAAGATAACCATAATCTTTGTCTCTACCACCACCAACAATATTTACTGAAATATTTTCATGATCAATGTAATTTCTAATCATTTCAAATGGGCGATATATCGCAAATGGTGTAATAGAATATACAAATGGAATTTTACCTTCCATAGCCAATCCAATTCCCATGCCCATCATGGTCATTTCTGACGATCCTATATTTAAAAATCTACCTTTATTTTGAAATTTATCTCTTATTTTATCCCATAAACCATACCCCAAATCAGCAGTTATTAAGTAAACATTTTTATTTACTTCCATCTCATTATATAATAATTCTGCAAAGTCTTTTCTCATTTTATCCTCAATTATTTAATGATTCAATTCCCTGATTATAATTCTCTTCATTCATTATATGATAATGTGCATTCAATCCTTTTAAAAACGGAAATGCTTCTACAGAAGTTTTATGAATTATTATAGAAGGTAAAAAACATTTAAGTCTGGTTATAAGATAATCTTGATCAATTTCCATATATGCAGCATATCCATTTACATTTACATGTATTTCAATATTACAAATATTTTGTTCATAAATTGTTTTTAATGTTTCCCACACACTTCCTTCTGCACATTCTCCATCACTAATGAGAACATAAACTTTTTTATTTGGATCAGCAATAGCTCTTCCTAAAGCTATACTAATACCAAGACCTAAACTTCCAGTAGAACAATAAATTTTATTTTGTTCATCCCAATGTGGGTGACCTCCATGCTTTAAGAATAATGCCTCTGCATTAATATCATAATGCTTTTCAAGACATGCATATAATGCAACAGCTGCATGACCTGATGACAGAATAAAAATATCGTCTTTATTCATTTTAGAATAAATTGAATCAATTATATCTACAGAAGAAAAATAACTACCTAAATGACTCAATTTATTTTTATATGCAATATTTAATATAATTTTTTTTAAATTCATTTGATTTGGCTTTCAATCTGGTATTATATAGAATACCTTTAATCAATATATTTTCACGATGTATACCAGACATAATTCAAAAACATTATCCACCACCAAATAATCCACTTATTATTTTTAACATATAATTTACCAAATAAAATTGTTTTTATAGTAATCTGCAATACTTTGAATTTCGGTATCAAAGTTTTCTTCTGGTTTCCATCCAAGTGATGTTAATTTAGAATCATCTAAGGCATAACGAACATCTTGACCAGGACGGCTGTATGAATAATCAATATGACGATATATATCATTTTCTTGAATACCCAATGAAACTAAAAGTTTGTGTATTGTACTTATATTACTTTGTTCATACCCACCACAAATATTAAAAATTTCATTTTTTGCATTGGATTCAATTATAGTAATAACTGCTCGTGCGGTATCTTTTGCATGTAACCAGTTTCTAATTGGGGTTCCACCATTGTGAAGAGGAATTTTTCTTCCTAAAGTGATATATTTGCAAGTTTTTGGTATTAATTTTTCTACATATTGACCAATACCATAATTATTTGTTGGACGCAAAATTATATATGGTAAGTTATACGTTCTTGACCATGCCATTATTAACATATCTGCAGCAGCTTTTGATGCAGAATATGGATTCGATGGTTTCAAAATATCTGTTTCTATGTGGGCTCCTTCAGTAATATCACCGTACACTTCATCAGTACTAAAATGTATTAAAGTTGGAACCTTGCCATTTTCTTGTCTATAATTTTTTATCATCTCTAAAAGATTATGTACACCGTTTATATTTGATAATATAAAATCATCACTATTAACAATAGAGTTTCCTACATGAGTCTCTGCTGCAGTATTAATTATATAATCACAATCATATAAAAATGTCAAATCATTAATGTCGCATTTAACAAATGAAAAATTTTTATGTGCTTGAAATTCTTGCAAAAGCTGATCATTAGCTGCATATGTTATCTTGTCAACTCCTTTTACAAACCAACCTTTATCTAAGCATAAACGAGTTACATATGATCCTATAAATCCTAAACAACCTGTAATATACACCACTTTAGTCATAAATTTCCATTGCTTTTAAATTTGGGTTTATTGCCCGAGAAAAATAGTTAACATTAGATGGACCACAGCAAAATAAATAATCAACATTTGACAAAATGTATGATTCAACAATAACATCCTCGGCAATTTTATATTGATATTCAAAAGATCTATTACGAGTCCATCTTTGTTCATACCAAGGCATATGTAAAGGCGTTCCGTCGTTAAAACTTCTTATTGCATCATAAGATATTACCTTAGCACCATAATAACTTTTTGCAATTTCAAATCTACTATTTTCGTCAGAGCAAATAAAAATTTTATCGTAATTGTTCACTACTTTATCAATTTCAAAAAAATAATCTTTCATATTTTTTTTCTGAGGGTGATCTGTACCACGAAAATGTAAACCAAGTATTTTAAGATTTGTAAAATTTTCTTTTACAAAATTATCAATTTTAATTTTAATATTAGTATTTAACACAAAGTATTGTTTAATAATTGAATTAAACATTATTCTTCTATTATGAATTTCTTCAAATGTTTGAGGTAAAATATCTCGCCATATATATTCTGTAGTTTGACTATTAATTAATCCAACTCCTTTTAATATGTTATCTTGGGTGGGATAATTTACTGAATGTGGTTGTTCAAAAAAATAATTCCATATATTATCATCAGGATTTACTTTATATATACTGTCTGTAAAATCAATATAATATTTTTGATTTGGGTGATGTAAAATAGCTCGGATTACCTGCCATAAACATCCACCCATTCCACAAAACTCTTCTGGTTTAATTATTATAAATTTATCACTCATAGTTCAATAGTATTTAACAATTTATTCTTTTCCTGAAATTGATGATAAAAACCATCAGTATGTAAATCTTCTGGTCGTCCTTTTCCATGAAAACCAAAACAATTGTTCAAATTTAGTTCGCATTCGGGAATGTTAGATTCCAAAGAAAACTTCATAGCAACTTCTACTGGAGCATATTTACAGTTATTTTGAATAAAATAGTCATAATAGGTATTAGTTAACTCACCATCGTCGCACGTATTCATAAATGTAAGATGCTTGGTTAATTGTATAAATTTATTACTTTTTAAAACAAATCCACCATTTCCAACTCGATTTCGTCTTCCTTCCCACTTCCAAGGAGCTCCAATATAATCATATTTGAGAAATTGGTCTGACCATAAATGTGGGTTAATTACAAAACCGTCATCATGTATTCCTAGATAATAATCACTTTTTATTATATCAGGTAATTCTGTATACGTGAATCTAGAACTATCCAAATAACTTTTTAGTTCAGTTTTAATAAATTTAATATTACTTGGAAGTTTATCTGGTTTTTTATTGCTTACTAATATCATTTCAGCAAAATCAATATCCTTAGAACTATATAAAAGAGCTTTTATACTCTGTATGGGATTTACACAGTTATAAGAAAGAATAGTAATGTTTTTTAATTGCAACTTATTCATATATAATTTTTAAAACATTCATTAAAAATACGTACACGTTCATTATTTGGAAGCCCAGTAGCATGCACCAAAAAATCACCGGGGTTCCATGGACGTGGTGGTGTTGGTTTATTTCCCCAAATTTCTTTTTTTACTATATCAACTGAAGGAACAGCATTTAAAAATTTATGTTCCAACACTTTTATGTATGGTTTAATATCAGGAATTAAGTACATTGCATTTATTGTTGCCTGTTCTTCCGGCATAGAATAATTTTTAGAAATTTTATAAAATACATCTATAAATGACATTGTATGTGGTGTATTTTTTAAAATAAAATTACCAGTATTTAAACTATAATAGCCATTCCAATCATAAGAACAATAAAAAATAGAATTATCAATTTCAAAATTTTCTATAGCTATATTTGGATTTGTTACTAGCGCATCTGCATCTATCCACATGATATAGTCATATTTTTCAATATTCTCAAAAACTCTTAATATTCTTAGATATCCAATTTGTGTAGGATTGTATTTGCCAGATCTATCTGTACCAAATCCGTTTAGAGATAAAAAATCATAACCATGTTTTTTAGCATACTTTACTTTAGATTGAAAAGTTATATCAAATACTTCTTCCACGGTGTTATCGTTAGAATTTACAGAGTGGATTGAATCAGTATATCCTGTTATTATTAATGTACGTTTCATACTTATTTTTCAAATACAAAAATACTACAACCATTCCACCAACCTTCTGCGTCTTCTTCACCATAAAAGCTTACCTGTAAGGATACTTTTAAATTAAGTTCTTTTATTGCTCTAATGGTACCCATCTGAACTTTTGGCCAGCACCAATCATCTACCATATAGATAAATGATTTTGACATACTTAAATAATAATATTGAAGTGCCAAATAATGGTCTAGTTCTTCATGATTTCCATCATAAAAATATGCATCTACGTCTTTAATATTTTTTTGTTGAAGATTTATTTGAAAACAATCCTCATCAATTAAATTTGGATTAGTTCCAATATTGTCTTTCCAATTATTTAAAAAATCTTCTTTTGGTGAGCCAAATTGAGAAAAATTATCTACAACCCAATAATTTAATTTATCTGTATTCCCGTGCAATGCTGCTATAGCAGTTGAACCATGCCATACACCAATTTCTAAGTAATTCTTAATAAGTTGATCTGATAAAAGACGATTGGCAAATCGTTTATAATCTTTACCAGAAAAACCTTTAATTTCTAAGATTTTATCAGTAATATTTGCTGGGTTTTCATTATTCAAAGCTTTAAAAACAGTATTTTTTAATTGTTCAGTTCTTGTAGTCATTTTTATCCTTATATTAGTTTAAAAAAATTATTTAACGTCACTTCAATGTAATTCAATTGCTCTATTGTTATAACTGGACTAGTTCCTAAGAAGAATGTATCTGTAGTAACCTTTCGAGCATTTGGGTAATTATTTATAACATCTTCAGTATCCATCATATTTTCATATGCAGGTTGTAACATAATATTTCCTGCAAAATATGGTCTTGTTTGAATTTTATGATCCTCAAAATAATTGATAATATCTTTTCTCTTAAATCTATTATTATCTTTTATAGTTATAGCAAATGCAAACCAACTAGGATCAGAATGTTCAGTTGCTTTTGGTAAAATAAAATATTCTTCATATTTTGAAAATATATTATATAATCTTTTATGATTAGCTTTTCTAAGTTCATGTATCTTAGGAAGCTTTTTCATTTGAGCAAGTCCAATGGCTGCTTGCAATTCGATTGGTTTTAAATTGTAACCAATTTCATCATAGACATACTTATGATCAAAAGTTTCATCTGGTAAGGAAGGTAACCAATTTGAAAATCTTTTTCCACAGCATCCATTCTTTAGTGTATTTGCTTTTTGACCAACGCAAAAGCAACCTCTTCCCCATTCACGAAAACTTCTAATTACAGTTTCTTGTTCTTGTGTATTACATGCAATAAATCCACCTTCACCCATTGTCATGTGATGAGCAGGATAAAACGAGCAACTAGACATAATACCAAATGAACCTAATGGGTTTCCTCTGTATGATGAACCTAAAGCATCACAACAATCTTCTAAAAGAATTAAATTGTACTTATTCACTATATCCATTAATCTATCCATATTGGGTGGATTACCTAAGACATGTGCAAAAATAAGTACCTTGCATCCTTCTTTTGCTTTTTGTTCTACTTGATCTAAATTTAAATTTAATGTATCTAAATCAATGTCAACAAAAACAGGCTCAAATCCAACTTGAAATATAGGATTGATGGTTGTTGGAAATCCAGCAATTGGGGTTATTACTTTTGTTCCTTTAGGAAGATTATATAATCGTTTTGATGTCAATGCCGAGAACATCAATAAATTAGAACTACTTCCGCTATTTGTTAAAATACCAAATTTTTTATTAAAAAGATCTGGAAATGTATTTTCAAATTTAATACCATTTTGCCCTAAAACTAACCACCCTTGCAATAAAGCTGATATGGCTTCAACATATTCTTCTGAATCAAAATAAGGTCCAGCATACTGGACCCAATCGTGACCTGGAATCCATATCTTCTTTGGTTTTTGATTAATATAATTTTCTACAGCTTTTAATATATCATCCATATAAGTCTCAATATTATATCGTGTATTATGTAATATGCAATTAAATTAGTTGCAATTCTTTATTTGATTGAAGTTCTATACCATTTAGATCATATATTTTGTTAAATGTACCAGTATGTGTATAAGAATATTTTGATGTATCATCTAAATTAAAATAATCTTCTAATTTTGTTGGACAAACACATTCAAAATTTTCTAATCGTACTATTATATTATCTACCGGACCATCATAACCATTTTTTTCAATATATGCACACAACTTTTGAGCTCCAGTTTTTGTAATACAATATGCTGCTAAACCCTCACACATATAATTTTTAAATTTATTAATATGTTTTAAATTTTGATCCCAGTTAGTATAATCTAATTTATTTAAAACATCAGTTTTACTTTGATAATGTGCTGTTATTGCCTGTAGATATAAAAAATCAATTTTAGTATAATCAAAAGTTTTTAAATTTTCCATTTTAAATGTATCAGATGGTAAACAATCATCTTCACATATTAAATATACCATTTCATCAACTTCTTTGGCTATCTCTTTCCATAGTCTGTAATGAGCCATAAGTGCGGCTATTTCTCCAAATCTAACCCATGTTCGATTTGTATACTTCATCATATTAGTTTTATTGATAAAAAAGGATAAATTATCAAATATATAATATGGAATATCATCTTGATAAAATACTATATCATTTGGAGATACCCCCATTACCAAATCATAATCTATATTTTTAAAATTTGTTTTAATTTTTTCTTGCCGTTCTGTGGCACCTGGTAACGAAATTATTTTAGTTTTTATAATGATATAACATCCTTTAATTGTTTTTTAATATTATTCAAAGATTCAACAACATCATAATTGAATAGTGGTGCATTTTTTATTTTAAGATATAAATCTTCGTTTGAATCAATATATTTTACATATTCTAAACATTCTTCAAATGATTTAAAATGGTTTACGTAAATAAAACAATCTGGATTAAAATCATGAAGAACATATTCATCACCCCAATAAATTGGAATACATCCTGCTGTTTTTGCATGTAAAAACTTTTCAGTAACATATCCTATTTTATGTGTATTTTCAAACGCCATAGAAAATCTATATTTACATATAGCATCATATTTTGTTTGTTCGTTTCTTTGTGTGTCACCGTTACCAAATGGTAAACCAAATCCAGCTGTTGGTTTGTGTGTATTAAGCAGTTGAAGAAATTTAACTCTATTATTGTGAATAGCAGAAAAAGGAGCTATACAAAATTCATCTTTTGGTGCGTGTAACCATTTATTGTTATCAAGTTCACTTGGGGTTAGAACTGGTATCGGGTTTTTTTGATTTTGCAAATTATAAAAATTAATATAAAAATACCAAATAGGAAATCTAACATTTTTTAAATCGTATCTAAATGGGTCAAAAGATAAATGATAATCACCATCTTTATATTGAACCTCTTTTGGTTCTGGCATGCATGTTAAGATTTTAGTTTTAGATCGATCTATCTCTTTTGGAACATAATTTTCTGCAACTAAACATAAATTACAATCATGTATATTATTTGTTAATACTAAATCATCACCATAGATATCTTTTAATAAAGACAATAAAAGATTTTCTTCATAATTAAAATCAGGCCAAAAATTATTAATACTTAATCGAATCACAAATACTCCTATAAATCATATCATCTGCGCTGTTTAATTGACAGACACGATCAAAATTAATTTTTACAGCTTCAGCCATTGACTTATAAAGATATGAATTCAATAAATCAAAAGACTCAAGTTCTTCAATAAAAATAATTCCATTTAAATCAAAATCCTCACCTATGGATTTATCACCATAGTATATAGGGATGGTACCAGTAGCAAAACAATCTGTTATTTTTTCAGTATAATACTTTGGATATATACTATTTTCTACAACAATAGAAAACATATAATCTTTTAATCCATCCAATTTATCAGGAATAAACTTATAATCTCTTCCATAAATGTGATCTTTTATTTGTGGATTATTTTTTAATTGTTCAAATAATTCCATTCTTTTAATATGACCAGATGTAAATTTTTTAAAACTTGTTATATACGAACATAATTGTGTTTTTTCAAATATATGAGGATTTTTAATCCATGGCATATTTGATGCAGGTGGATTATATTTAAAAAAATCTGGATCAATACTTATTATTCTATGATCATTGGTAAAAATATTTTTATATTTTGATTTTAAAACATCTTTATTAGTTGTAATTCCCATCAATAGTTGTGGAATTATTTCTGATGATTCACCTAACCATCCATATTTTGGTCCACTATAGCCATCATTCATATATCTAAAAATAGAATTATCAAAATAAACAACTGGTGAATTATCATTGGGATAAGAATTAAAAATCCATTCAAAAGTTTTTGGGGGATTATTTAAACACGACCCACCAGTAAAAGCTTCAGTAAAAATATGTAATTTATTCATATAATGATCCAATTTTTGCAATAAATATCAGACCAATTTTTTGGCATTCCTTGTGCAGCACCAAACCACTGACTTGGTGCAATCACTTTTTTACTTTCACTGAGCCATGCTCCCCACCAACTAAAAGAACTATTTGCAATTATATGATAATCGCACATAGTCATTAAACACATATCAATATTTTGATTTTTTGTATCTGGAATACAAAAAGGTCTTTTTAAATCTTTAAAAAGTTCTGCAGCTTTTTCATTATCATCACTAATAATATAAAGAAAAGCATTTTCTGGAATGTTGTTTAACGCTTCTTCATAATATTGCATAGTACATATAGGATGCTTATCTGTTAAATTGGTATAATCACCTAACCGTATATGCATGGCAACTGCTAATTTTTTACCAATTTGCCGTATTATCTCTGCTTGAGTTTTAATTTGTGGAGTAAATTCAAATTCTTTTAATAAATCTTGTCTATAATCAATAAAATATTTTTCACTTTGAAAATATCCAACAATATCAGTATTGTCAGATATACCAAATATACCAGCATTATATGTAAAATTATGTTCTTGGGCTCTATTAATATTTTTAATTTCTGAGCTATCTTTTGCAGTTAAATTTAAAAAAGCATCATCCAAACAAAAATTTAAATATGGATTATTTGATTTAGATTTATATGGAATACCATATTCGTATCCTCTAGTTTTAGCAATAGCAAATAATGTTGCATATTGAAACATCTGATTTCCCATACGCCCATAATTACCAAGTCTATTAAAAGTAATCATTGAAAGTTAGAATTTCTATTCTGTAAAGGCTTATCTGTTAACGTTTGCCACTTATTAGCATTTTCACGATCATTAGATTGGTACACAAGGGGGCTATTTGGTGTGTAGACCTTATATTGATATTGAATTGAAGCAGTTCCCACATCCCATGGTTTATCTAATTCATATAAACAATGTTGACCAACTTCAGACATGTGTTTACGGAATTGTGGTGTAACATACAAAATTGCATGAGCAGCTAATATTCCACCAATACGTAAATAATTTTGATGAGCCTGAGAAGTATGATAAAAAACATTTCCATGCGAAATACCCAAATATACTCCATCGGAGTCATCTGGAATTTCAATAACTGGATTAAAATTTTCTACAAATTCAACATCATCTTCCAAAATTAAAAGAGGTGACGTGTGTTGCATATTTTCTAATATGTCAATATGTGACTGACCACAACCTCTATAATGGGCAATAGTAGGATCAGTTCCTTGGGGGGGTGGAATAATCAAACCAGATTTTCTATGAGTATTTTTAAACCCATATTTTTCAAATCTTTGTTTCATAGTTTCTGCATTTTTTGTAGCAGAATCCAAATTAATCCAAACGACTGGTATTTCTCGTAAATCAATAATCATATAACCTCGTGTTAAATATAATGCAACTTATAAAGATGTCAAGTTATTTAGTTGACATTTTCTTGACTTACACTATACTGTCTTTATGAATCTAGAAGACCTTAAACTCAATATTTCCAAAGACGCTTCTGTTGACTCTTCAGAACTAGGAAATGAGGCTATTAGAACTCCTCAACTACACAGTAAATACCTATGTCTTCATGCAGACTTTAAACTGATTCTATCTAAGCAGGTAAACGATCTAGCAATTCTTAAACTTCGTAAGTGGAAGATCTTCACAGGTAAGGCTAGTCGTGAAGAGTTGGAAACTTGGGGAGAGGACCCAAATGGATTAACTCTACTAAAGACTGATGTAGAAAAGTTCATAGAAGCAGATCCTAAAGTTATTGAACTAAAATTGAAGATTGCTGTTATTGAAGTTAAGGTTAAGATGGTTGAAGAATTTTTAAAAGTTCTCAATAATAGAAACTTCTCTATTAAGTCCGCTATTGACTGGTTTAAGATGACTCAGGGCATTGTATAATCTTACCATAAATATTGAGTGGATGTAGAAGTTGAATCTGTAGACGAAGTTCGTTACTATATAAAAACAGAAAAGGGAGTCAAACAAGAACTGAGAGATTATTTCTCGTTCATGATTCCTGGTGCTGAGTATATGCCATTGTTTAAACGGCGTATATGGGATGGTAAGATACGATTATTTGATATTTTATCTTCCACCCTACCAAGAGGTCTTAAATCTTACCTGAGTAAGTTTTGTAAAGATCGTCAATATACTTTAAATATTAAAGAAAGCAAGAATCCCCTATGCATAACGGAGGAGAAACTTCTGGACTTCTACAATACCCTAAAAGTTTCTGTAAAAAAACAGCGGGTCAAAATGCACCCCCACCAAAGCCAAGCAATTCTACACGCTATCAACGCTCACCGGTGTGTAATAATATCTCCGACAGGTTCTGGAAAAAGTTTAATAATCTACGTCTTGCTCCGGTATCTACTATCCGTAATAAAATCAGACAGAAAGATTTTAGTTTTGGTTCCAACGGTAGGGCTGGTTACACAGATGGAAACCGACTTCTTTGATTACTCAAAAGCAGATCCTTCCTGGCTATCAAGAAAATATATTCATAAAATTAGTGCAGGGCTTGAAAAAGATAGCAACAAACAAATAATTGTTTCTACTTGGCAGTCTATATACAAGTTACCACGAGAATGGTTTGATCAGTTTGATGCTATCTTCTTTGATGAGTGTCACCAAGCCAAGGCAGAATCAATTAACTTAATTGGTCAGAAGTTAACCAAAGCGTGGTTTCGTATTGGTACTACAGGCACCCTAGATCAAACACAAGCACATCGTCTGAGCATAGAAGGCATTCTAGGACCTGCTGTACAATTTATTCAGACAAAGAGCCTAATGAACAAAGGATTGCTTGCTACTCTTGCTGTTGACTGTATTGTACTCAAGTACACAGATCAAGAGAAGCAGGATATGAAAAAGCAAAAATATCCTGATGAAATCAAGACTATAATAAGTAATACTAGGAGGAATGAATTTGTCAAAGAACTCGCAATTCACACCAAAGGCAATACACTTATCCTCTTCAACTACGTCGAAGGACACGGGAAACCTCTCCACGCTCTCATTGAGGCAGCAGGAACAGATAAGAAGGTATATCTTATTCACGGAAAAACAGAAAGTGAAGCAAGAGAATCTATTCGCCGCATCGTGGATACACAAACTAATGCCATATTGGTTGCGAGTTACGGTACTACTAGTACTGGCATTAACATTGTCAACATTGATAATCTTATACTCGCCTCTCCTACTAAATCTGTAATTCGTTTACTGCAGAGTATTGGTAGAGGTTTACGAGTATCTTCTAAAAAGAAAACTTTGAAAGTTTATGACATTGTTGATGACCTTTGTTACAAGTCATACAAGAACCATGTTTATAGGCATTTTGAAGAACGAATCAAAATTTATAAAAAAGAAAAATTTGATTACAGAATAATGTCCATGCCACTACCTTCCGATGATAAATAAATTAGGAGGGTTACTATGTCTGACGAAGTACAAGAAACTCCCTTTGGTGGTATTGTTCGAGTTGTTAAACTTATCAATGGCGATGAACTAATTGGTTTAGTTCGAGACGCACAATTAGATAAAATTTTAATCTTATTTCCAGCCAAAATTGAAACTGCATTATCACGTGATGAAAATGGTGAGCTAATTGAATATTTTAAATTAACTAACTACGCAGCTAATCTACAATTATCTGAAATTTCAATCAATAGAACTTCTATATTATATACTGGAACTCCTGCTGATGATCTTTCTAAGATGTATGATATATTTTTTCAAGCAATGCAAACAGACCCAAAGTCAATAATGAACAATATTAGTGAAGATATTGTGGTTGGTCCAGAGACTGGACTTATGATGCTAAATGAACTCTTCAATAATGAAGATTTTGTAAATTTTGTCAACGATATGATCGACACCTATGAAGGTGCTGAAATTATGATAGATGTTGATGATGATGGAGAAGAAATAGAAGAAGCTGAGAAGCAGGAACCCTCTGTAGAGGATTTGTTGATCGAGGAGTCTCCGAAGCCACCTAAGCCAATAAAACGCCGCACAATGAATCCTGAGACGAAGAAACTACCTTATAAACCAGATGGCGACCCAAATAAAGCTGAAAGTTGGTCAGATGACCCTTCTGAGTACTTTTAATTAAATTTGATTCAATAAATTAGACTCAGCATCAGGAATCATACTATAATAAGAGTACGCAAAAGATGCATTACATTTTACCAAATTTACATCACTGTTATCAGTCTGGAAAGCCAATCCACCTAAACTGGTTGGTATAACATTGTGGAATGTAAAACTTAAATCTACAGTATTACAATTAATTGGATTTAGAATATCTAAAACTGCTTTAATATGCCATTTTTGATATGTAAGATTGTTATTGTTATCATCATCAATATTTGATATATTTCTTATCCATGAGTATATACTTTTCCAATTAGTCAAATCGTTATCAACTATAAAATCAACCTTTAACGGTTCAAAGTTTGCTGCTAGAGTTGGAATAGGAATAGTTGTACCAAGAGTAGTGGGTTGTTTAGTTTCACCAATACTGAGACCTGGTAATGTTACACGTTGACACATAAGTTCAAATTGACTTGTTCCTCTGGAAAAAGTTAATCTGAAATAGTTGTTATAAAGTGGGTTTATATTATTTTTACATACTGTCATAAAATTATTTATTTAAAATGAAAGACCTCCCCATTTCTGGGGAGGTCTTCGTGTTACTTATACATGGTCAGTTTTTAGAACTGAGTATTACCATGTAGATTTGTTACAGCAGTGAAACGGTAGTACTGATTAAGACCAGCAGTTAGGCTATCACCATCGGGGGTAGCACCATTAAGAACGTATGGGTTAGCAACAACACCATAACGAGTCTTAAAGGCAATACGTGGTTGGAACGTATTAGGATCAACAGCTCGAACCATTTGGAGCGGAACGTATGGGCAGTAGAACAGACCTGCATCATATGGAGACTCACCCTTATATCCACAGACAAAGAAGTTTACTCCGGCTGGGCTATATGGATCGATATAAACCTTAATCTTGCCACTTAGTACACCAGCAAAGGTGCTTTGTGTGTCATCAACGTTTAGTTGAGGAGAAATAGCAGGACTGAGACTCATGAAACCTGACATAGCAAGGGCAGCTGCAGTATCACTATCAGTGATGATGAAGTTACCGCGACCACGACGAGTTTCCTTGGCGATTGCATTGCATTCACGCTCGATTTGGAAGCTAAGACCACGGAAACGTTCCGCAGACCAACGACCATCAGAATCTTGGTCAAGATCGTAGAATCCAGGACTAGCAAGATCTTTTTGTTGTGATCCTGGTTTTGCAACATAATAGATGCTACGGACGATTTCGCGATTGATTTCAGCAAGAATTTCAGTGCTGAGAAGATTTGCGAGTTCGGCTTCAGCGTCTAGACCGTGAACAGCCTTAAGATCTTGTGCCAATTCAACTGTGTAATTGCTGCTAAGAGCACGAGTCTTAGCTTGGACAGCAACACGGTCAATCGAGAAAGCCATTTGATTAAAGGTTTTATACGGATCAAGAGCATTTGCACCGCCACCAAGACCTTCACCGTTATTTGTAAGCATACCACGGTAAGTTGATAGTGCTGGATTACCTGCACGAATTTGCGTTGGGTCAGAACCACCCGAAGTACCGCAAAGACCTCTAAGAGCTCTCTCTTGTGCACTCAAGGTATAACCAGAACCACTCCACGATGGACTTGGCTCTTGGAACATAGCTTCCATATAGCTTGAACCTGCACCGTATGTTCCACCAGTTTGATATTGTGCACGCATGGCAAAGATAAGACCTGTTGGAGCGGTCATTGGTTGAACGCCACAGATATCATAGGCCATTAGATTTGGCATTGCACGGCGAACCAAGCTGATGAGTACTGGGTCATAACCAGAAACTGCACCAGTGTTGGTGAACGAAGAAGGCATTCCAAGATTATTGGAACTCATGTCTTCGCTAAGATGTTGCGAACGGATTGCTTGCTCTTCGTTTTCGAGAAGAACGGCAGTCACTTTACGACGGTATTCATCTTTAATTGTTGGAAGTGCATCATGGTTTAGAACCGGATTCCACTTCTCAGTTAAGATGTCATAAGGGGTTTGATCTTGAAAATTCATTTTATTAGTATCTCCTGTAATTAAAATTATTTAGTAATTTTAAACTTTCTTGTTAATGCGTCCCAACGCAGATGCGTAACCTTCTACCAAAGTCGTTGGGACTTCTTTAACCTTGGAAAAAGTTTGTTCTTCGTGCATAATTCTTGGTGCAGAGTATTGTCTTGCATTATTCAAGTAACTATCTTTAATTGCACTTAATTTGTTTCGATATTCTTCTGGTCCACCAAAAGAAACGTTCTCCATCAAGGCTTGAAGTTTGGCAACTTGTGTATCTGCGAGATCTTTGGTCTCCGCTACAAAAATTCCTGCACATTCAGTGAGTGCAACTTCTTTCTTGAGGTTAATGTTATCATTCATTCTTTGATTGAGTTGTTCATGTAAGCCCTTGTTCTGAGCATATAATTCGTCAAGAACATTATATTTTTCAGCAGGAACATCGATGTAATGATTCTCAAAGAGATTCTTCAAACCAGTAATGAAGTTTTCTGCAATTTGGGTTTTGATACCTTGTTCGACAGCAACTGCATTATCAGTCATCCACTCTTCAACAACATACTCCAAATAATCGTCAACTTTTTCAACCAAATTATTTGTTACGTTTGAAAGATATGTTTTGACGTTTTGATCAACTTCTTCCAAGACGATAGAAACATTCTTTTCTACACGGTCTTGAACAGCTGCTTCAAATACACCTTCGAGTTGTTCGACAAGGCTAGAAGAAACATTGGAGTCACCAAGAAGACTGATGATTGAATCACGGAATTGTGACTTATAACCTTCAGCCATAGCATCTTCTGTATTGTCCATATCTTCTTCCTCTTCTTCTTCAACCTCATCAACTTCTTCTTCTTCTGGTGGTTGTTGCATACCAGAATTGAAACCAGAACCATATGCAGATCTTGGATCAACTGCACCACGAACAGGAACCTGTGATGTTGCACGGTTCATCATGTAGGTATCGATTGCTGAAGGAACCATATCAGTTTTACCATCTGGAAGATATGATCCACCATTGGCTGCACCACCTGCACCCATTGGCATACCCATTTGTGGCTGTTGCCCCATTTGTGGTTGACCCATTTGTGGTTGACCCATTTGTGGCTGTTGTCCCATTTGTTGAATTGTTTCTTGTAATGATTTTTTGTTGTTTTTCTTCATATCAATATATCCTTGACCTTTAAGTATTTATAAATTGTTTATAGTTTAATATTTCCAGCACCAGATGCTATCTGTTTTGTCTGACGTTTTCCTAATTGTGATAGTTGATCAGAAACATAATCAACTCCCATAACTTTAGTTGCATAATCTAATGGATCCACACCCATAGCGGTTAGATATGGTAATTTTCCTGCTATGCTTTGACCGAGTGGTCCCATAAAACTTAGTGCAGCTCCAGCAAGTCCAGCTCCAGCTACTCCAGCTATAGCATCTTTAACCAGAGATTCTCCACCACGCATTCCAGTCTGTGCATTAGGATCTAATTTATATCCAAGTCGTCTCTTAGCAGTTCCGAGTGCACCAAGAAAACCTAAACTAGGTTGACCAGAAGTTTCTTTATTTAAATCAATATCAGAACCCAGAGCAGTTTGTAGCGCATTTTTGTAATATAATGATTCTGATTCTTTTTTCTTTTTCTTAGTTTTTCCAGTAACTGGATTTATTTCAGTATCAGAAGGATCATATGGTGCAATAGTTGACCCATAACCTGGAGTCATTCCAACACCACCACCCATAGAAGTTTCTTCTCTAAGAGTATAAAGTAAAAAATCTTTTGTATTTTTGTTTAAGTACATTTTAGATGTTCTTGAAAAAATCTTCAAAGATTTTTACAACATTCTTATTTAAGTTTCTAGAAGATGAATTTTTTACAATGCGTCTTGCATTTTCAAGTTGATGTTCAGACCACATACCATTTTCCATGATCCATTCTCTACCTTCCATGATTCCATTTACGAAAGCATTTGGGGCTGAAGGATCTGCTACAATATCAATTGCAGCCAACATAAAGTCTTCTTGAACTTCTTGGTAACCATTCTTTGCTTTAAGAGATCCCATACCACGAGTTGATACACCTAATTGTGCACCTTCGTCAATGAGATTTTTTACAATCTTTCCCATTGGTGTATCAAGAACTTTTGCCTTACCATAGATACTTTTTCCATTTTCATAGAGTTCTTTCACAATATGAGATACTCTATCAAGATTTACCGTAGGACCTGTTGGGTGATTTAACTCACCCAAGGCTCTACCTTTATTCACATATTCATTAATGTATCGATTAGTTTCTTTGGCTAGAGTATTCTTTGGATAAATTCTACCATTGCGGTTCTTTACATCAGATTGCATAAAGACACCTTCAATGAAATAATTCTTATCTCCATTGCCGACATTCTCTTTAATATATTTGATGTCTTCAGTTAGTTCTGTAATTAATTTCATTGTTTTGATATCTTTGTTATTTACCTATTTATTTCAAACCATATTCAAATGCATCAATCCATTTTCCATCAATTAAAATATACCACGTTCCATTATTAAATTTAAATTGGTAACCCTGCCAAATATAAGTACGCTTTGGGTTAGGCGTTCCTCTATCCCAAGGTGCAGCATTATCACCAGACTGTATTTGATCCCCAACTGTTAAAGTTGGTTGAATCATATTATTAGCGGAAGTGTCTGCACGTACTTGATTTAGCCCACCACCAGCTGCTGCTGTTGCATCCATTTCATAGAGGCATTGTTTAAGATGGTTAATACGAGCCTGAAGTTGTTCTGCAAGATTTTTATAATGTGTTACTAGGTAATTCATTGTATTTCTTTCTTAGTAAAATAAATTAGTGAGGAGGAACTGGTGGAGCAAAAGGTGGAGCAACAGTTCCATTTTCACTAGCTCTTTGTCTTAGATATGCTAAAAATACTTCTGCGCTTGCCATAAATGGTGGAGAATTTGGACGATTCCATGCAGATGGATTATTATAATTCGCAATTAAATAATTCCATCCCGCCATAAATGCGTTTCCTTGCGGTGTACTCCAAAAAACATTTGTAGGATCATACAAGGATCCCATATATGCAGGGTCAGTAGCTACAGCAGTTTGTCCATTTGGTTGACCAGGAATACGTTGAACGTCTGGAGCACGATCATCAAAATCTTCAAATAACTTTTGTGAAATTTCAACATACTTTTCACTTAAAACATTTCCAACTTTATTAAGAAGTACCCGTGATGTTGTTTCTTTAAAAGAAACAGCATTTTCTTCAATTACATTCTTAATCATTTCTCGTACTGTATTTTTCATCTGAAAAGTCCTTTAGCGGTATTGTAAAAATCTATATGTTGTTTAAAGTTGTTTGAAGATTCAAAAATAGTAGTTACCATTTGTTTTCTACTTTCTGTATTCAAATTATCAAACAATCGTTTTAGTGAAGTAATATCATTTTCTGTAATATTTATAATACTTCCATCTTTTAGATGAAGTTTATCTTTAGATTCTAGAATATTTAAAAAATATTGAAGATCTTTAGAATTTTCTATTGATTCGTGCGTTAAAAAAAGATTCTTATTAGTTTCTTCTAAAACACCAGAAATAGCATCATTAAGTTTAATTGATAGACTTTGAACTATATTTTTTTTAAAATAATCCTCTTCTCTTTCTAAAAGAGCCTGAATACCATTTTTTAAAAGTTTATAGGAAATATCTGTCATTTTTGTTCTTCTTCTGGAGGTACTAGTCCCAATTGTTGTTGTTGTGCAGCAAGTGCAGCCTGTTCAGCCTGTAACTTCTGTTTATCTGCTGCCATTTGATTATCAATTACTTTAATTTCTTCTTCAGTTTGTTTCAAAATCTTACTTCTAACATAGTCAACTGAAAAATATTTACCAACATATGGTTCAATGAAAGACAGAGTTTTCATACGTTCACCTAAAATTTCTGATTCTTTTAGATCCCAGAAATAATTATCACTATTGAATACAAATCTAATATCTTTCTTTAACTCATTATAATCATTTTCTGTTACAACACCTTTTAGAATTAATTGAACACGTAAAAAATCAGAAAACATCCGTGCAAATTGGTGTCTAAGTCTTTCAACAAACTTATAAAATTTTACTTCTTCTCTAGTAATTTCAACAGAACGACCTAAATTAAATCCAGTCTGATCTGCTGCTAAACGACTCAAAGGTACATTTAAAGATGCGTAAAGTTTCTTTTTAAAGTAATCTACATCTTCAATTTGTGACATGGCATTACCACCTGGAAGGGTAGTGATCTCGGTTCCTCTTGAACCTTCTCTACGTGGCAACCAATAATCTTCTAAAACTGATAGATTGTTACGTTCATCACGAACTTCACCAGTAGATTGGTTATATGTGAGTCTATTTCTAAATCTGCTCATCATATCACGCATATACTGTTCGGCTTTTTGTTTTGGTAATTGACCAACATCCACATAAAATACTCTGCGTTCTGGAGCACGGGCTACACGATAAACTAAAAGAGCATCTTCGAGCTGACGAAGCATGTTTAGTGGTCTGATTGCTTTATGAAGATACCCTAGTACTCTTTTAGTATTCAGATCTACAACACCAGATGGGCAATAAACGACACTATCAAGAGATAAGTGTAAACCACTGGGTCCAGTAGATAAAAAAGTATCTTTCTCAGTATTAGTATAAAGATAATATTCTTCAATATCTTTAACAACAGAAACTGATTGATTTTCTACACGTTCCATTTCCTTCTTGACTTTTCTGATTTTTTTAATCTTCAGAGGATCAATTGGAATAATCTCTTTTATACCATCGCCCGGTAAATCTCTATCAATTACAATATTATAAAAAATACGAGAATCGATATACCACCGTCTAAAGATTTCATAAGCTTTATTATTAAAATCCATTAAATGTACAACTCTATCAAATTCTTTATATATTTTTATTTTGATAGCTTCTGGAAGAGGTACATCTTTCAAATCAATTTTAACAACTTTACGATCTGTACCAAATACAATTGCTGCATTTACAATTTCATCAACAGCATTGTCAACTTCTGGAAAAACTGACATATTTCGGTATTGGATTACAGATGTATTTTCATCACGAAGATTTACACCATAATCTAGAGCAGTACCAAAAAACCCGCCTGCTTCTACAGTTACAGTACCATCAAACATCTCGGGAACCGTAAACGATTGAAGAAGCTTATCTTCTTTTTTTTGTTTAGATGGTTCTTTTTTACCGAATTGAAATCCAAAAATATCAAGTTCCATGTAGTCCTTTTTATGTCACGTTCTGTATATTTATGTAGTCATAAACCATCACAACATCAAATACATTCAAAGCATTTGGTCTATTCATATTAAAATTAATAGGATTAATAGCCTTTGGCCAGCAACCAAACAAAGTAATTTTTTTCAGTGGTGTATCTTCATCACCATTTAGGTTCATGTGATTAATAGTCCAAGTCGATTTAAAAGTTTGTGTTTGGTGATTTAAAACTGAATTATTAACACTATTGGCATCATGGTTATTTAAAGCATTTTGCCACTTTTGAAAACCAGTCCATAGATCACCTGGAGAATTATCATCCAGTACAGTTATAGACCAAACAGGATATTGCTTTTCTCCTGGATAGTGTGATTTTCTACCTCTATAATCATAACTTAAAGTCTGTGTTTGAAGTTGTGGAATAGCAGAAGCACGTATATGAAATTTAGATGCACTTTGTCCAGAAAATGGAATACTTCCTGTAACAAAAAATCTGTTTAGTCTAGCTCCACCTTTGAAATTTTGTTTAAAATCATTTAGCATTAGTTTATATTTACAATGTTTAAGTAATCAAAGGTTAAAGTAACACGAAATACTGAAGGTTCAGTTGAACCCATATCCATTGTTAAAGCTCCAATTTCACTCGGCCAACATTTATATAAAATAATTTTTCTAAGTTGGTTTCCATTTAAATCAAGTTGTTGAATATTCCATGTAGTTTGTAAATTAGCATAAGCATAATCATTGTTGTATACTTTATGAGTTTGGTGACCATCTAATAGTTCTTTCCACTTATTAAAGGCTTTCCATATATTTCTATCACCACTGTCATCAAATACATCTACAGACCAGTTAGGATATTGACGATCTCCTGGTAAATAATATGCTCTTCCTCGATATGGTATAGAAATTGTTCCTACTTCTGATCGCGGAAACGATGATGCAAATATTTTAACATTAAGATCTTTATTATTTGGTTTAAGTACGCCAGATGGCCAAAAACCATTGACTTGAAATCTGTTGGCTCTTGTGCCTCCATTAAATCCATTTTTAAAATCTAATATTGAATTATTTGCCATGTATATTAACTCGTTAGTGTGATATTTATTACAAACTGATCAACACCCAACAATGGTTGTATAATTAAATCGATATTTAAGGTAGTAGCATAATCTGTATTATTAGCATTGCTGCAGATAACTTGTGCTGTAGATCTAACCATTGCATAAGAATATTGGTCTAAAATACTATTGACTTCTGATACAACAGAATCTCTAGTTGATTGAATATTCAATTCAAAAAGATATTTAACACCAATTTGAGTTATTTGTTGAGTTAAAACTCTTTTTAAATATGCTGCTCCAAAACGTTCAGAAACTGTAACATCAGATGCAGATCCCGTAGCTCCAACCAAATCTGAACCTAAGAATTTGGGCGTATAATTTACATAAAAATTAACACGATTTGATCTTAATGTTGTTTTAAGTGCATCAGTCCAATTAATTGAATTTATAATACCTCTATTAAGAATAGTAGATCTATCCAATCCACCAACAGTTAAAAAGATCTGATCCAAGTTTTTTGCTGCATTAAATGCACCCGCAACATCTGCTACAGCTGGAATTTGATAATTCAATTCAGTTCCAGTTGCTAGAGTCGTTGCCGAATATGTAACACCATTCACACCATAAATGTTAAAAATTCTATCTGCAACCGTAGCTCCAGATGTAAAGTTTACACTTGCTGGAGCACTAAAATATGTTGCAAAGTTATCAGCAGTAATACCGTTTCCAGCATTACTGGATGGAAATATGCCAATCATAGCTGGTTTATTTTCAATATATTTAGCCAGAGATCCATTAGCAGTATTTCCAATAAGTACTTCGATACTTGTATTATTAGCAGTTTCATAGGTATCTAAACCAGAAGTCGTACCACTAATAATTAATCTACCGCCGTAAGCAAGATAATGCATACAATGTAAGAAATCATTTCCTTGAGGTCCTCTTGTAGTAATAGTAGTTGTATTCGTTTGTTGGAATAGACCCCATGTACCACCACTTCCAGTAAATGCTACGAGGGCACTAGTAATACCAGAAAGTTTATTTAAATCACCAACAAATGATCCAGGATTACTATAAACAATGTATGAATCTGTTGTAGTTCCTATAACAGGTGATGATTTATAGTTTCTTGCATATATTAACCAACCAAATAGTCCACCTGGATCTTTTTCTGCTGATCCTGCTGCACCAGGTGCATTACTTGAAAAAAGTGGTAGGTTAAATGTCAAACCAGTTACAATTGCGGCTACCAATGGATTACCAGAAGTTACATTGGTATTATATTGGCTTGAATTTAAAAATGATCCTAAAGTCGGAATTGCGTTGGGCATAGGGTACCTTATCTATTAGAAATATTTATACTTTTTTTAAGTAGGATACCAAACGACCTCGCCATCTGAAAATTGTTCTTTATCTTCTGCGTGCTCACTATTTTCCATAAAAAGCACATTATCATCATTTACATTTTCAGGTTTAGCATAGGAAAACTTTGCACTTTCAATCAAATCGTTGTAATATTCTTGTCTGGACAACCAAGAAAAGAACACTAAGGTCATAACTAAATCATCATGTTGACCTTCTTCTGCCTTATATGTGTTGGATCTGGAAATAAATGACATCAATTCTTGTATAATTCTGTCATCATTTAATAAAAGTTTATCTTCTTCTACTAAACGCTTTAATATTGCACACCCAAGTTTTTTAGTTTGTGCCGTTGTACGAATTCCCATTTCATTTTTTCCAACTCCACCAAAGCCCTGAGATAAAACTTGACCTTTTCTTCCCATAACTTTTGTCATGAGTAGATTTTCATAACCAAGTTCATTATACAGCACATGGGAAACCTGTGCACCAAGATCGTTTGTTTCGACCAAGACAAAAGCATTATTATATTTTTCACCAGCAGCTTTAATTACTTGTGGAAAATTAAAAGGACTAATAGTATTGTTTTTATATGTGGCAACAACTTTATATGGACTTTCAGACCCTTCTATAATTGAAAATGCAGAATAATCAGCACCCTGTCCTCTTGATACATCTGCCTGTAAAAAGTATATTTTATCTTTTATCGGTTCTTCAAAAATTCGTAAACCTTCTGCATTTTCAGATAAAAATTCTTCTGCTGCTAATAAATTTAATTTTGTTGATGAAATCAGTGTATTAGAAGATCCTAAGAAACTACAACCATACTCCTGGTTGAACTGTTCTTGGCTGGTGTTTGCAATCTGTTCTTCAGCCCATTCAGCATTTCGCCGTGGTCCACCTGGAGTGATGGGAACCTGAGTCCAATCAACTTCAATAGGTACAAATCTATTTTTAAGTTTATGACCAACTGGACGGTTAGCATCTACCCAAAGTTTATGAAAATGGTTCATACCATTTGGAGTAGATACAATTATGAGTTTGGTAGTTAAACCTGCTGAAATGGTCGGATATGTGGAAGAATAGAATTCTTCAGCAATATGTGAAGGTAAGAACGCATACTCATCTAACAACAATAGGTTATACGAGCCACCACGGATCGCTGAAGAGGATGTTGCATCACAAACCACCCTAGACCCGTTTTCTAATTTAAAACTCGTCTTGTTCCATTCTACTACGCCTTGTTGTAGAAAATGTGGTAGATTTTCATAGGCTAATTGAAGTTTGGCAAACAATTCATCTTTTGCTGTCTTTAATTTATTTGCAAGAATAGCACAACTAACAGACTGGTTAAAGGTCACGTAATGTGCAATATACCCGATAACGGATGTTGATTTTCCAGACTGACGAGGCCATTTAGAAATAGTAAACCTATTATCATGTATTTTCTGTACAAAATTTTCTTGATAATCATACAACTTGAAAGGCATAATACCTTTATCAAGTGTTTTAACTTTTACATATTTGGTACAAAAATATACAGGGTCCTTAGCACACTTTATATATTCTTCTAATTGCTCTTTGGTATATTGTAATTCTATACCAGGAGGTTTTAGTTTTGGGTTATTTCTATACCCTTGATTTTTATTATTTAAGCTCATCTTTATTTACTATTTCAGCTTCTATAATTTTTTCAGTACTTCGATCTTTATTTAATAAATTTTGAAGATCTTTTGTAGAACCAACAAATACTGAATTATTGGTTTGATTCAATTGAACTTTTTGCGCAGTAGTATCTTTAGCTTTTTTATGTATATCTAACATATTGTTGTTTAAATCAGACATAGTTTTAAGTAAAATTGCAACAACTTCAAATGCTCGTGGAGAATCAGATTCAGTTGCAACTTTAAGAGCACTTTCAAGTGCTATAGTACCAGAACCTAATAAATTTTTATAATTAGACTGTGCTAATTCATAATCCTTTTGAAAATTATTATTATCAAAAGTACCACCAGTAGTATTCTTTTCTACTATTGGTTTTTCCGAAGGTTCGGAAACATTAAAAAAATTAGACAAATTTTTATTTATATTCATAACAACTAACTAATATTAATTATAATCAAAATCAAACGTTATTCCAGGTGCATCTACACCAGTAATTACACTCTTTGTCTCAACATTACCAAAGATATATGATTTTGCAACAAAACTAAAACTTGAAATATTGACTCTACGATTTCCAAAATCACCATCATATCGTTCACTTATATTATTACTTAGCATAGTTATAGGAATTCTAACATCACTTTGTGCACTATTCATGTCAATTGTTATAATATGATCTGGATTAAAATAAGGAATAATTTGTTCTACAATTTGTAATGTATCATTTAAATGGCGTGTATATACAAACAATGAAAAAGAAACATTTACTGGTACTTCTTGTGTTATAATACCAGCAGTAGAACCGGTACAGTTACCAGCTGTGCCAGCCATAGTTTTAGTATTATTAGATTTATTTCTTCTTCTAGATGGATCAGGGGTAACTGATGACATCATGTAACTTAATCTAGGAAGTTGATTTTCAATACGAGTACCATCATTTATTGAAGAAGTTTCTAATAATCTTCTAATAAATTTTTCTTGAGGTGCATAAGTAATGGGAACACGAATTGTTAAGGGAGTAACAGCATCATCGGGATTGGTGTGTTGTACATCAATATTACTGAAGAGCGATCCAAATCCAACTACAAGTTTTCTTAAATTTTGATTATAAAAGTAATTAAACATTTATCTTCCTATTAGCACGGTTCATTTTTATCAACATTAAACAAGTCTGCTTCATCATCTATAATATCATTTATTCCAGCAGTTGTACCTAGAATATTATTAAGAGGAATTATTACACCACCAGATAGACCCTTAGTTGTCTTAGATACATTATCAAGAGCTGTAATATTAGTATTAATCTTTTCATAGCTATAAGTGAATAGTTCAGCAGTTATATAATATGAATACAATTTTCCCAATGGATAGAATGGATTTTCATGTTCTACAAAGTTTATTTCAAATAAAGATTTTGATGCAGGAAAATATATAAGATCACCTTCACGGGGTCTAGTAATTGTTGTATCATTAATAGTAACTTCTTCACTAAACCGTTTTCTTGCAAATACCAAAGTAACTTTGTCTTTAATTTCAATTCCAAATTGAGATATGATATCAGTACCTTCAAATCCTTTATAAGACTGCAAATACATTTCTAGTGTATATGTTTTAGTAAATGATGAAGCTGGATTTTCACCAAATATTTTATCTATATTCAGATACTGTCTAGGAACATATAAACAATCTTGACCAGTTGCTTTTATGATTTCAATAGTCATATCTTCAACAAGATTTTGTTCATTTCCGTAATTATAAAAATAAGGATTGACTGCCATTTTATCCTATCATTGGGTCCACAGGTAGTTCCTGTGTTTTTAGGAGAGTGAGTTCAATTTCTCTAAGTTCTGATACGGCTTCATTTAATATTGCTGCAGCATTTAACATAGCCCCACCAGGTAAAGGAACTCCTGAGAATTTAATTAAATTTTGACCCCATTGTTTCTTTAATAATGCAGTATAATATCTTTTAAATATTCTGTCATTCCAAACTTTTTCATATTTATATGGATCAATCTGAACATATGCTTCAACCATTAAATATTTTCCATTTGACATTGACGAATAATCTGTATCCAAAAATAATGTATCGGTTGTACGAGTATATGTGTAAGACACTGGATAATTAAAAACATCATTAATAAGCTTAACATAACTCATGGCTTCCAGATATGTTGCCATAGGTCCAGATGGAGTAGCAGATTGGTTATTATAAAGACCAAAGAAATCAAATAAAGTCATCTGATATCTTAAATCAAACATATAATCACCAACCTCATTAGTTGGTGTAAAAACTTTAGTTATTGTTCTTATATCTGTTGCAGCAGGCCAATATCCTGTAGAACCATCTTCATTGCTTTTTACTTTAGCACCTAATGCATTTCCAAAAGTAGTAGTATTAAAAGATTTGGCAACAATATCTTCAGGAGTTATAAGATATACGTAAAGTGCTCTCTGATTGAAGTCAAAATGACGTTCAAACATATATTCTAAGGCTTCATCCAATCTATCTTCAGCTTGCTGGGGATCTATATTAATCTGTAATACAGGAGCTCCAAGAGATCTAAAACAATAGTTGATAAATTCTTGTCTTGTCGTGGGTTTCGCCATTATACAAATATTTATGAATTCTCTATAATTTTATTTACCTCGGCTATCAGATTTTCTTTTTCTTCTGATCTACCCACAGTTACCTGTATTAAATCTAATAAGTCTGTATCAAAATTTTCAATTTGTTCTTTTCTTTCTGGTGAAAGAATAGAATTTGGATCATAGTTAGTAAATCCAGGTAATTGTAATGGACAATTTAAACTAGGGTAGTCTAATTTGGCATATTCCCCGTCAGCTTTTATTAACCAAGTATTACTATTATCACCACAACCGCAACCACCACAATAAAAGTATTCAGATGTGTTACTTTTTCTTAAATTGTGACAAGGAGAAATATCCCCATACCCAAAACAAGCAACTGTTCTAATTTTTTTAGTTATTAAATCAGTCTTATTATTTGTTAAACCGCGACTAGCTAGAGCCATAGCTAATGAAACCATTTTTTTAAACATTTTTATACACTTTCATAAACTACAGTCATTCCTGCTGGAATAACATGTTCAGACAAAAATAATTTATGCTTCTCTAATACATTGGCTTTTATATTTACTACACCGGGAGCCGAAGTATATACTTCGGTTGTTGAATACGGCATATCTAATAAAGATGTTAAAACATATTTTATAGCTTTATGTGTTCCTTTTATATCAAAATACGAACCATGTACTTGAATTGAGAATCGTCTTATATTTGGTAATGTATCAGATAACGCATCACTTGAAAAATCTGCTGTAGGAAAATAACTTTCAGCAATACCTTGTAATAATTTATAATCAATACTCATACCACAACGAATATTTTCCCAATCTAATTGAGCACCATATCCATATTTAAGACTAAAAAGCCATCTAAGATAATTTTTAAATAATGGAATAACCAATACATTTTCAGTATTGTCATCATATTCTTTAATAATCCATGAGGGAAATAAAGATTTTATAGTTAGATTATCACCAAACCAGTATTCGCCTTGAATATTATAAAATTCAGAGCCATAATATTTAATTACCTTTTCGACAAATTTGTCAACTTTGACTTTTAAAGATACTGGAAGATGATGAAATAATAAAATCATAGGGTATAATTAATTGTTATTCCGGCTGGACCTATATTAGATAAAAATGTTAATAATGATGTTTGATCTGCTGGTGACAATGAAGCGTTTACATAAACATTTACTGAATATGGAGTTACTCCATTTGAAACAGTAATTGAACTTTCATCATCTGTGCCAAAAATTCCAGAAGACATTATAGCGTATTTAAGATCATTTAATGTGACCCAACGTTTTCTACCGTTGCCATTAAATAATACTGTTGCTCTAGCACGTTCTACACTCAAATTATCATAACCACCAGATGGTGTAGGGTTGCTTACAAATATAGTAGAACTTAGTGGAGTTATTGTTGCATCATTACCTTTACTACCATTAGTAGTCAATCCAATAACTTCAACACGTACATTTAAATCAATTGGAGTAGAATTAATAAAATTATTAGTAACCATGTAACCACTAGGTCCATTGATTACTGTAAAATAATTACCAGAAGTAGTTGCTTCTGAACCCCTATCAACTCTTGTGTAAGCAGTCATCACATTAGTTGTAACATTAGTAGTAACAAAAGTAATTGTACGTGGATCAACAGTTAATGGAACCATTATATACTGACCCTCAAAATTATAATCAGTATAACTTACAGCCTGTGTACCAGAATATAAGGTATATACATTGGTACCTATAGCAATATCTTCAATATTAAAAAATAATATATTAGTTCCATCTATGGCTTGTGATGAAAATGAAGTATATGCAGGAATAACTGCTGAAGCTTCTAAAGTTATATCTGTGTTTGCTGATTGAATAAATGGTAATACAATAGATTCATTTGCAGCTAATCCAGAAAATGATTCTAGATTTTGTGCAGAAATTTTAAATGATTCATTAAATCCAAAATAACTATAAGCACCATTATAGGCAGTAGCTGTAGCCAATATATTAATAAACATATTTGCTGCACTAGAAGAATTTTTAAAATCAATACTAGATAAACTTGGTTGTGCCGATAAAAAACGAGTTAAAGAATTTACTATATCAGTAAAGTCTAAAGAAGAAACATTCAAATCTTTTGTATTATATGCCATTATATGTTTACCTCAATATTGCAATATATATTGCCTTGTAATTTTATTCCATCAAAATAACCAAATTTAACTTTAAACTGCAATATACTTTGAGTATAAGAAAATAACTCAACAGTAACATCTGTTACACCTTGAATAGAGGCTTGAATATAATGTGACATAGTATTTTCTAATACTTCTTTATTACTAATAGGGTCAAATATATAAACATAATAATCTGAACCAAAATTTTTATCAGATGTTAATTCTCCCTTATTAGTATTAAATAAATGGGATATCTTTTGTACAATACTATTATAGCCACTTACCATAGCGATATCAGTAGTGCTATTAGTAGTTGGTATTTTTTCAAGGAGTATTGAAAAATCTGTATTCTGCATTAAAATTATTTATCTGGAATCTGAGTTACAGTTAAAGCTGTCTCGTGTGTTCCACCACTATTTAAGATATGTTTAACAGAAAGTATCATATATAACCCCGAAAATATAGACTTACCGGTATTTATAGGGGTTCGAGTTGGATGGTCTACTAATAGTTCAACTATAAACCCCGGTCTTATATTATAATCACCAGCAACAGTCAATTCAATTTTTGTTTGATATTTTAATCCATCCAAAAATTCTCTTCTATCTACTGGGACTTTAACTGGGGTTTTCCAAAAAGTAGCAACATTTAATCTGTGTTTTAGGTATGCAGCATAGTTATCACCAACTTCTGGGCATACACAACTAAACGGTGCTTCTGGAGTTCCCCACAGACAACCTAACCAGGAAGGTCCTAAAGATGACTTTATACCTTCGCATTCTCCACCAGTCAAACCAGTTAAAAGATCTCTTAATACCAGAGTTCCCTTTGGTGCAACAGTCCCAGTAGGTCCCGTCCACAAAGTTGATGGAGTAACTCCCAGTCCTTCTGAAATTTTCTTAATTGCTGGAAAATTATCAAAACATGCTTGTAAAGTTGGAGGAGATGATGTTAAACCTCGTGTTATTTCAGAATTGACACAATCATAACTGTCACGTGATGTAACAGGTGTTAGTGCATTTTTAGCAATAGTATACGGATATATTTTTATTTGATTTGTATTAGGCATAATATGGTATTATGTTGGACATGTTCCATCTAAGATATTTTCTGCAGTAAAGTAATATAAATATTTCCCATCATATGATGAACTGTACTCAGTTACTGGTACACCTGCAGTATTAATAATATCTTTCCATGATCTTTTATACATTTTTACCACATGCTTTATAGGTGCAGTACTTGCAGGAACCCATGTTGTTAAAACACCTATTGGTCTATATTGAAACCCCGAAGGTGGAGCATTCCATCCTGGAGCATATCTTGCATCAGTTCCAGTAACACTATTATTTGCTTCATTTAAATTAATTGCATAAGTATCAACATTTGCTGCAGATGGAGTTGGTGCAGATTTTATATTTGGATCTAATACCCAGTGTGATAACTCCATAATATCTTTTGGAGTATAGAACTGATTTGGATCATTAGTGACAGTAACAGGAGAAAAATTAATTTTATTCCAACCATATATCCATTTAACTCCAGATCCTCCACCAATAGCAGAAGGATTTTCACTAACTGATGTCAATACTGCAAAGAATGAATCGTCACTATCATTCCCCATACAACATAAAGAATACATAACAAAATTTTGTAATTCTATTTTTCTTATTAATTCTAATTGATTATTGGCAGTAGACCCAGAAACACGAACTAAAGAATTATATTTTATATCTAAAACTTTTTGTAAGTTACTACCAGAAGCATCATCCGATGATGGTGTCTGTGTAGGATAATATGGATCTAAAGGAGTTAAATCAAATACATTTTTCCACATTTCACCATTATCAATAAATTCATAGGCTCCTGAAACTCCAGCAAGGTTAAATGCTTTATAAGATTTTTCTACTCCATATTGATTTGACATATATGTAGATACTGAATTTTTATTAGATCCCAAACCATCATCTACATATCCCCATTCTCCAGAATATTCTAATTCTTCAGAGCCTTTTGCAAATCCATTTATACCCGAAGTATTTCCTACTATATCAATATTATATTTTAAACCTTCATCTAGAAATTGATAAGCCAAATCACTATATGTGTTTCCACCTGTTCTAGGAAGATCTAAAATTTTTGGAGTTTTTCTTACATAATAATATTGTTTAGTTATAAACTGTATACCTTGGTTGGTGCTGTAATTGTATATTTTTTTATATACATTACCGTTCATTGCTTGTTGTGACTGATCACCAGAATAAATTGCATAACGCAAATTATAATCGTTTAAAGCCAATTTTCCCTCAACATCATCTGCAACTGAAGATATATATTTTAAATTAAGATAATTACCCCAATTGGTCCAAAATACATATCTTGGTTTATTACTATAACTAGAATAAACACCACTAGTTAATGGAACAGAATAATTAGTAAGATAATTTAAATATTCTGGAATATTATCTGCAGGGACTTCAGTTCCATCTAATTTAGGATTTAAAGCCCTATAACACATATAATTATCTGTTGGAGATATAATTCCACCAGTTTGTAAATACGGGTTTCCAACTTTTTGAATAATTTCTTCAAAAAACTTATCTATTCTGTATACTTTAGATTTTGGATTATTTAAAACAGTTGCTAAAGTATTTTCTTGACAATAAAAGTAAAATTGATTACTAAACTGTATAGAAGCATATGATTCTTCAGTGGCAGATGCAGCATTATTTAAATTGGCAACAGCATGAATTCTAAATGTATCTGTTCCACCACTTTCATAAACAAATTTTATATAATTGATACCATATTGATCAACTCTAGAAATAAAATCGGCTTTATCTTTTACAATTAAAACACCAGAAGGAAAAACATCAAATAAACTTTCTGTTAATTCTAATCTATGATATTCACATTCTTCATTACTTGTGAATATGTTTAATGATGTGCTAGCATCATCATTTTGTAAAAATATCCCAACTAAAGGGGAATTAAAAGGATTTGATTTAGGATTCATATACCAGAATATTTAGGTGTCACTAGAGTAGATAAAGATGAAGGTAAATCTAAAGAAGAAATGACATTAATTTGTTTTGTTTCACTTGTAATCTCTTGATTTACTGTAATGTTATTACTACCAGTAAGAGATGAAGTTATAAAATTACTTACAGTATCAACTTTTTCTCCACCACGTGTAGTAAAAATTTGTTTATCATTTTTAGTACTAACTTGTTTTTCTGTACTATCAGTAAATTTAATACTATTATTAGCATTTACACTATTAGCAGTAGAAAAATAAGTATCGCCACTATATAAAAATGTCAAATTGGTTACAGGTGTGGGGGATGGGTATATAAGTGGTGATTCTCCATCTCCCGTTAAATAACCAGGTTTTACTGTTGTAGACGTGTTATAAGAATTTGATTTTTCAACAAGAGCAAAACTTCCATTTAAATTAAAATTACCAACATAAGAATAATCCCACGGATTTCCCGAGGTTGATCCAAGATATTCTGTTAGTATACTTCCTGCTGGAGGATTAAAGGTAATACCTGAAGGAGAAAAACTGGTTGATGTAACTGTTATAGGGTTAAATGAGGTTTTAACTTCATTCTCTGCAATATATGTTGTAGCATTTTCTTTAGTTAATTCAAACGGGTTTATTTTATTATTTGAATGTAAGAAAACCCATAATGAATCAGGATCATTAAATGCAGACAATGATGCTTCAATTAAAGTAGTTTGATTATCAATAATAATATTGATTTGTCTTTTATTATCTAAGTTTTTATTATAAAAACTATAAAAATCACATAAATTAATATCTCCTATTGGAGTGCTATATGTTCTTTTTGGTAAATTAGTAAAAAATTTCATATTAAACTCAATTTAATTATTGTGCATATCCAAAAGTATTATATGAGACTTCCGATTTAGACCAAATATAATTTGCTGATGGTACAAAGGTACCGGTTTCAAACTCTACAAAAACTAAAGACATTAGAGTATATGAAGAAGCACCGTTTGGTAAAAATCTTACAATAGGATCAACTCTATCATTCTTTTTAACGGTTACACTTTGTAATACACATGGTAAAGGTTCGCCAAGCCATACTTCAGTTAAGTTTTCAAATGATGATGGCTGAGATCCCTTAGTTACTACAATTGTCCATAAATTTTGCGGATATGTTCTTTCAGGAAAGTCAGCAATTGCTGGATAAGACCATTTTCTAAAAGACGCTACAATATTTTCTACAGCTACACTCTCACTAGCATTATGTGGAGCAAAGATATAATCAAACTGATAAGTTTTTCTTGCTTCACTGATCATGGACAATTCAGTAATATTTGAAAAACGTCTATATGTTGATGTGGCAAATTGCTTTTCAGAATAAAACTGTGCTGGTTGCAATGTACGATCAAATAATGTATCAAACTTACCAAATCCACCAGAGTTTGCTACACCACCCATACTCAAAACAGGTCCAACTGGATTGTCAGATTGTGCAAAATCGTGATTTGCTGAATATCCAGGTTCTTTGGGTAAAGGTAGTCGGATTCTTCCAAAACTTCTATTAACAATACCTGATCTAGTTCTTTCAAAATTTTTCAAAGAATATGGTGCAGTATAGAAGTTAATCCATAAAGGTTGTTCTGCAGCATAAGATCCTAATGGGTATTGTGCAAAGTATGCCATATTAATAATATTTATGATTTTGATAAATATTTTAATGGCGTATAGAACTAAATATGTTCCTTTAAATCAACAAAAATATGTGGGGAATCCAGATTCTATCCATTGCCGTTCTTTATGGGAACGCAGCGTATGCAAATTTTGTGATGGAAATGAGAACATTGTAAAATGGTCATTTGAAGAAATTATGGTTCCGTACCATAATCCGGTAGATAATAAGATTAGAAACTACATTCCTGATTTTCTTGTTCAAATCAAAAACAACGATCAAGTTGAATCGTGGATGATAGAAGTAAAACCAAAAAAACAAACTATGTTAAAAGAAAATGCATCTAAAAAAGAAAAATTAACATGGATTGTCAATGTTGCCAAATGGAAAGCAGCAGAGTTATACTGCCAGAAACACAATTTTGTGTTTAAACTTTTAACAGAAAAAGAATTATTCTCCAATGCCTAATTTAGATAATACCATATCAAGTTTAAAAAATTATTTTACTCAACATAAAGGTATTCAAAGACCTAACAGATATTCAATATCATTTTTGAATACACCAAGTTCTCCCTTTTTAGATCCAGAATACGTAGTAGATGAATTTCTTTTAAATCAACGAGCCATAGATCATGTTGCTGACGATTTATCCGGCTATGGTGTTGGACGATTGATTCCAAGAAGCCAAAGTTTTGCACATGGGTTTGCTATAACATTTCCAGTAACCGGTGATAATAGAACGTTATTGTTTTTTAACGATTGGTTTAATGCTATCTATAGTGGTGGTTATTCTGTAGGAAGTTATAATACTCCATTTAAATTAGCATACTATGATGATATTGTAAAAAACTGTAAAGTAATATTAAATTTATTAGATTTGAATGGAAATAGAGTTTCTAGGTATACCTTTAATGAAGTGTTTCCTGTTGAAACAACTCCACTCAGAGTTAGTAGCGTTGCACCAGATCCATATTTGCGTTACACGGTAGTGTTTAACTATAGAGATTATAAAAACGAAAGATTATAATTATTATGAATTTATTAGATGAATTGAATGTATATTTTCCAAAATACGAAGTAGTATTACCTGTAAGTAAATTAAAAGTATTATTTACACCATTTAAAGTAAAAGATGCTAAAAATCTTTCTATTATTTTACAAGAAAATAATAAAAAATTAGCTCTAATTGCTCTTCATGAGATTATAAAAAATAATACCAATAATATTGATATTAATGAATTATGTATTGCAGATGCAGAATATTTGTTTTTACATATTAGATCAAAAAGTGTAGATGAACATATATCGGTTATATTTGAAAAAAACAAATATGAATTAAATATCTCAGATATAGTTTGTGTAAATTCATTAAATAAAAAAATTGTTAATATAAACAATAATATTTTAATTGAATTAGAGTCACCTATTTTTTCTGATCTTCTTAAATTAAATTCTTTTGAAACTAATGATTTTTATAAAGTTTGTATTAAAAAAATAATTGTTCAAAAAGAAATTTATGACTTTAATAAATTTGTACCAGATGAAATTAAAGAAATAATAAACAACCTTCCAATATCAGTGTTAAAAGAATTTGATAACTTTTTATCAAATCAACCTAGACTTACAGCCACAATCAAATTACTAGACGGTTCTGAAAAGGAGGTAAATGGGGTATTAGATTTTTTTATCTTTCGGTAAGATACTTTGATCTTACCGATTATTATAAATCAAATTTTAAATTAATAAATACGTTTTCTTGGAATATTACAGAAATAGAAAACATGATGGTATGGGAGAGAGAAATCTATATCAATTTATTATTAGAAAATTTGCAAACACAAAATTCGTCACAATCAAATAATAACCCATTTAATATAATAAATCAATGAATCCAGATATAAACCAAAACACGTTTGATTTAGATTTAAGAGCTGAACAATCAAATTTTGATCAAGCATTAAATACTTCAACCAATTCAGAACAAAGATCTTATGTGTTTGAAATGGATCAAATCAAACAACCAGAAAATAATGTTGTTTCACTAACAGCACAATCACCAAGAATTCCAGACAGAGAAGTTATAAATCCGATGCAATCTAGTATGGCATCGTATGTTTCATTAAATACACCGATTGTACAAAGTGCTGAGACTATTCAATCAGGAATTCTTAATAGGGCATCCGGACAAGAAGAAATATATTCTGAAATGAATGGAATGTATAGTGCGATGCAAGAATTAAATTCTAAAATTGGTATGAAACAAGATTTAGTAAGCAATGATGTAGGTCGTACAGAATCACGAACAACAAATATGCAAAAGAACGTAATGTTCTTTGATCGATTGGATAGAACTTTATCTCGTCCTTCATGGGGATAAAAAAAGCCCCTTGCGGGGCTTTTTTCAATCATTCTCCATTTCGGAGAAGTACTTTAGAGGATCCTTTTCCTCAATATCTTCACTGACTACCGTATCAGTGACATCATCTTCAATACTCTTTGACTCGGTGAACTGAGCACGAATATCGTCTCCGGTTGCCTTCTTGAGTCGTGCCTTGAGTTCATCATAACTCTTGAACTGACTCTTGTCGGTAAACTCCTTGAGGGCGTATTGCTTCTTCCAAAGTTCTTCTAGCTTTTTATCATCACCACCAAGAAGAGGAGCAGGAGCAGCAAACTCTGAACGATCATAATTCACGTATCCACCGACATTGCGAATCTTAATCTTGAAATCTGCACCAGTCCAAAAGTTGAATGGATCAATTGCAGTCTCATCCTTAAATTCGGGATGAGCAAGTGCTTGAATCTTCTGGAAGATCTTGGTGCCATACTGATAAAGGAAAACCTTTCCTTTATTCTCTGGATTTGCTGGATCTTCAACAACAAGAATGTTTGAAATGTAAGTCAACTTACGCTTACGATTACGTGCAATATTCTTGTCATCCTCAATACCACTATTCCACAGTTCGGTATTTGCTTCACAAACAGGGCACTTCTCTCCAAGAGTCGTTGGGCAGTTTTCAAACAACCAACCACCCTTGCCCTTAAAGGCATGGCTGTAAACTGAAACAAAGGGACTATCTTCTCCTGCAATCTCAGGAAGGAATCGAATTACTGCATAACCGTTTCCAGCCTTGTCAATACCAGGCTTCCAAAGACGATCATCTTTGTAACTCTCCTTTGATGTGAGCTTATCCATACGCTCGGTTAGGGATGCGACTGAGTTCTTACTCTTCTTCTTGAAATCTGAAAAATTTGCCATTGTATTTGCCCGAGGGTCTACCTCGGCCTTTCTGTGTTTAGTATACGTCTACAAATCAATTAGTCAATAGGTAGTTTACTATTTTTATTTGTTTCTTTGATAAAATGA